CTCGGAAACTTCGGTTACCTTTTTGACAGGAGCGCCATCAGACGCCATGACCAACTCTTGCATCTGACGATTAGCCACCCGCCTCCAAGCAATCACTGGAGGGTTCCCGGTTGTCTGGTCGATGCTGTTAATAGCCATGTTAAGTCACAAGTTTTAAGACCTGTGGGAAAATAACTACCGCGATAAGGGCTGCGTAAATTCCCCAGATCATGTTATCCAGCTTGTCAAAACGCTTTTCCCCGCGTTTAAGGCTCGCTTCAATCGCTTCGTATCTCAGACGACACTCTCGTTCGTGGGCCTCGATTTCAGCAAGAGCTTTATTTGCAGGGTCTAGCTCGCTCATCTTAATTCGCTTCGGTTATCCAAGGTGTGCCAGATTTAATGGGTGGACTTACTAATGCAGTGAGCGCATCTGCCACCTTCGTTTCGATCTCATTTTTGTTTAGTTTTGCATACACCCATTCAAGACACTTCGATTCACTCAAATCAGAATAAGCGATAAAGCCAGCCGCATCGGCTGTTATCCCGTCAAGCGCGATAGAACCATGCTCGTCTGCTGTGTGTAAATTCCCATCTACTTCTGTTGCGTCGAAGCATCGCCAATGAGCTTGCGTGACGATCTTGTCGGCGTTGTTTTGGTGCTTCAACGTTTCAATTTGCCACGTAGCCATCACTAATTCTCCAATTCCTCGACACGTTTTGTCAGAGCTTGAATCTGGACACTCTGCTCTTTAATTGCTTCGACCAGCAGACCAACAATGTTTCCATAGTGAAGCGCAAGAAGGTCGTCGCCTTCATCCCTCGGGGGCGCGGTATACACGGCTTCCGGTAAAACCTTCTGCACCTCTTGCGCGATAAGTCCGGTCCCAGCTTTTCCCGTCTCTTTGAATTTGAATACGACGCCGCGAAGAGATTCGACCTTTTCTACCGCGTCAGGGATGACTGAAATTTCTTCCTTCAAGCGGATGTCGGATGTCGACGCATTTTGTGTCAGGTCACCCCTGATTGACACATCACCGTCCGAGTTCATCATCCACTCATCATTGCCGGCATTGTTGTAATTGATGCGTAGCGTGTCGTCAGTGTGCGTATAAAACGCGTAATAATTTACCTGATCATCGCTCGTGTATATTTTGAGCTTTGGACCTTTCAAATCGAAGGAATCAGACCCTTGAAACCTCGCTACCTCAGTACCATCGTCAAGGAAGGTCAGGTTCCCGCCGCGATAGTCTATGAAGCCATTATCTGAATTTGTGGGGGGCTGAATGCGTAGCTGACGGCTGGCAGAATTTGCCTCTAAGATCAGCATCCCTTCTGCTGGAGGTTCGCCATTCTCCTGAACGTGCAACCGCACGTCTGGTGCCGTGCCTACACCGAGTTTTGCTGCACCGGCGAGGATAAGATCATCCTCAGATTCATCCCAATGCATGTAAGCACTAGCGGTGGCCCCGAAAAACTTAACGTCATAACCAGTGTCGTCTGCACCTACCGTGACCGTGCTATCAATCTGAACGGCACCGTCAATATCGACAGCATCTAAGTTGGTTGTTCCGTCAACGTCAATATCACCAGCAACAGTTAATCCTGCGGCTCCTACTAGCTTCAAGTCATCAGCACTCTCGTCCCAGAGCATGTATGCGCCTGAAGTAGCACCAAAGAATTTAACGTCGTAGCCCGTGTCATCTACGCCTACAGTTACTGTGCTATCAATCTGGACAGCACCGTCAATGTCTACAGCATCTAAGTTGCTGGTGCCGTCTACGTCGATATTGCCGCTTATGTCTAGCGAAGCCGCTACAACTTCTCCCGCAAACGTGGCCTGAGTCGTTCCAGTTGCGATAGACATAACCGTTGCGTCAGCGTCATTTTTAACGGTTACGTCAGTACTACTGCCTTGGCCTGTAATAATGATGCCTTCCGCGCTGGTGTACCCAATTGCAGCGTCGTCTCCGGCAGCGGTATCTCCTGTAGCCTGTAACGTACTTGCAGTAATAATGTCACCGACAACTGTTACATTCGTTGTCCCTGTAGGTATCTCAAGAACATCGGCATCAGCGTCGTTCTTAATCGTCACATCATTTGTGCTGCCTTGGCCCGTAAGGATAAGACCTTCTGCGCTGGTGTAGCCGATAGCGGCATCATCCCCGGCAGCGGTATCACCAGTGGCTTGCAACGTACTTGCAGTAATAATATCCCCGACAACTGTTACATTTGTTGTCCCGGTTGGGATCTCAAGAACATCAGCGTCAGCATCGTTCTTGATCGTGACATCGTTTGTACTTCCCTGTCCCGTAAGGATCAAACCTTCTGTACTGGTATAGCCCATTGCAGCATTGTCGCCAGCCGCAGTATCTCCAGTCGCCTCAACTGTTAGGCCCGTAATGACGCCGGAAGCCGTCACCGTGACCGCAGTAGTTGTGCCTGTCAGATCAAGGTCAACCAATGCATCCTGAACAGCGGCACCTGATCCAGCTCCATCAAGATAGAGAACCTTCACGGCCCCATTGCCTACATTGACCGTATTGCCCGAACCCTGCTTGATCGTAATTATTTGAGACCCAGTAGTTGCGTTCTCAATGATCATGACGCGACTAACAGTATTAGGAGCAATAGTTAGCTCACGAGTTGCACTCAACGTTGCGGAGGAGGTCACCTTGAAGTACATGGCCCGGGCAGGGTCCGTCGCACCATCCGCCACCGTGGTCGTGGCATTTGCATCAGAGCTAAAACAGTTTTGCGTTCCGTACCCTAGAGCCTCACCAATAAGCTCAAGGTTAGTATTAGTGCTCGTTCCCCAAGTTCCGCTTTCGTCACCAGTGGCAATTTCTTTGAGTCGGAGATCATTTACATAAGTTGCCATTTCTAAACTACCTCTTCTTCCCAAGTAGCAACTTGAGAGCTACTAATTTCAGACCACCCCGGCGTTTGACTAGTTGAAACGCTAACCCAAGATGGTGTTTGAGATTCATTAACTGCCGTCCAAGACGGGGTTTGACTGCTAGATATTTGCGACCAATTTGGTGTTTGACTGTCATCGACTTGTGACCAAACCAACGCGGGAGATGTCTGACCTTCTGCCGCCAGTCCAGTGACAGAGACAACTGCATTAGCGACAACTGAAACACTTCCGACAGATCCTGTACCAGAGGAGCCAGTCGCCTCCAAAGTAGCGACACCAGACACAGAAACAGACCCAACAGCGCCACTAGCACTAAGACCAGTTTCGGAGACAATTGCCGCACCCGTAGCCGTAACCGAGCCAACAGAGGCAGTACCTGCTGCTCCAGTAACCGAGACAGTAACCCCTGTCCCTGCTGTAACTGTAACTGAGCCGACTGCTCCAGTTGCAGCGATACCGGATACTGAGACATCTGCGCCTGCAGTAACTGTTTCAGACCCAACACTACCTGTTCCGGCAACGCCAGTGACCTCGACAGGTATTGGCGAGCCCCAAGTGCCCTGATCCCAAGTACCTCTGCCCCAGCCCGAAACATTAGCCAACGCTCCTCCTAAGCAATTCTTATGATTGCGTTAGAAGCATCTGCCGTTGGAAACTGAATTGTAAAATCGCCAGCAGTAGATGTCTTGTCTGCTCCAAAATCCAGTATGGCAACAGCCGGGTCTCCGCTGGCGGAATCATTAAAGATCATTGCGCCTCGCGCAGTAATCGTGGCACTGCTCCACGTCGTATCGGCAAAGTCTGTAAAGCCAGTAGTTCCAGAAGAACTAGGATCAACACGGGTAAGACTATTTCCCTTTGCCGTATAGTTGGTTCCACTAACTTCATTGCTTGTCGTATACGCCGTTGTTGCCGCTCCAAGAGAGGCGCTGCTGGTATACAGAGCAATGTTGAATGTGCTCCCGCCGGAGTTTTTGAAATTATGCACCGCCTCAAGAAGCTCTTTCTTAAAGCTAGTAGCCATAGCTTGCGTAATAGCCATCTACATCTTCCTCAAAATTTCAGCTAGTTCAGTTTCTCCAGCAAACACTAACTCAGCTATTAAACTGGATTTACTGCTTTCAACAGCTTGAGCCATGTAATACCTAACAACGTTTCTAACATCGTCCTTGAACGCTTCGGCTTGTTCTGCCACAAGCGGATGACTGTTGCGGCCAACAGAAACGATGGTATTCGTAGCTCTGTCGGCCCAGTGGTCAACAGACAAGCCGCCATCTTCTGTAGTCTGAACAGAAACAGATCCAACAATACCTGTCATTCCCATTATTGCCTCGCCGCCAGAACAGCACCGGAACGATAACTGTCTGTAGTGCTGTAACCTTCACCAAGGGCATTCAACTTAGCCAAGGCATCCTCGTACCTTCCGGCGTAAAGTTGCAACATGTCAGCGTCACCCTTCATAAAGGTATACGCCTCATAAAGACAGCCATACAGCAAAGTGCTTTCTGCATTTGTTCCCAGCCAACTAGTCCCGGAAGAAGCTGCAGTAATAGACTCAGGCTTATAAAAGTAGTGAAGTTCAACCGAGTAATTACTGTTTGGTGTGGGGCCTAGCAAAAAAGACGAGTCGGTAAATATTGCGTAATACTTGGGAACCGCTTGAGTAGAAGCAGCAGGATAGGCTTCCCTAATTAAGTTAACGTCCTTGAACAACAAATACTCATAGCCCGAGTTATCTACCGCCAAAGAGTACGGCGCTAGAAAATCATCAGGCATCGACAAATACTTATTGCCACTTGTTGTTGTGCCGGTCGAGTTCTTCCTGAAGTCAGGCAATTGAACAGACTTAAGGATTCTGTCCTCAGCCTGTTTAATGATTACCGACAAATTGTTAACGAAAGTTGTTTCGCTATTTTGCGTGTAATCTTTAATCGCTTCCTTGAGCGTTGTAAATGTCCAAGCCATTAGGTTACAACCGTTACTGTTCCGACCTTACCCGTCATGTCTAGCCCGACAGTCCGACTGCCAAGTGCAGTGATGCCGCCGCCAACAGGATTCCAAGCAAAGAACTGTCTGCTTTCTTCCATAGACTGGTCTGGTCTCGGGTTCCTTAAGGCTTCAGGGTCATCAACTCTAACCTTGCCTAACTGCAATTGAGGCTGATCTTCGTCAACCACATCCTTGCCGACCAACAAGCCAGTTGGCTTCTGATTAACAATTTGCGGGACGAGATCCTTTTTAGGATACCGAAACCCAGTTCGGTCGCAGTACCCAAAAGCATATTTACCACTTGCGTAACTCAAAGCCGATACCCTCCGGGCGTCACAAACAATGATGCCTTTTCTCTGGAAGCGTCAGCCGCCAAGTTCCAATGCTCTTCATATTCACTCTTGAGCAAAGTTGACCTGTCGGATACTTCTGGATATTTCACAGAAAGGTTGTAAGCCAATCCCGCAACCAGACACGGCAAATATCTTGCCGGGACATCCATGTTATTGCTGGCAGGTTTGCCTGCGTCCTCTATCCTTTCCATGTAGTAATAACCAAAGGTATATGTTTCTTGGCTATCAGGAGAAGGCCAGAGGTTAATTACTATGCCAGTGGGAGTTCTTTCTACATAGTATTCAAGGGGCTTTGATTGAGTCAGCTTGTTGGATAGATGAGCATACTGGCTAACCGAAATACGGGTCATGCTCTGGTCAAACTGACTGTCTGTGTCTCCAGCATCTGTACGCAGAAAAGCTTCTACGATGTCAAAGATCTTGCCGTCCAACGTATACGCACTAGTCCCAGCAGTTAAAGCTTGGGTGCCAAACTTAACAGTCCAGAGGTTTAATCCACGGTTTTGCCATTCCAGCATCAACAGGTCGATGCTTCTTCTGGCCGTCTTGTAATCGTAACCACTGCGAAGCTCTAAGCCAGCGCGTTCAAACGCCTCCTCTATAGCATCGCCTAGATCCAAGTTAAATGTGAATGTTCCGCTGGTAGCCATCTAAACAATGCGCCCCTTGGTTTTCCCTCTAATAGCTATGCCATCTATCGGCTTGCGCCTAGACGTTTTTCCTCCCGCAGAAAAATCAATTGCATCTGCTGGACCTAAAGGGCCTTTTAACGCCTTTTCAAAATTCCTGCGCTTTTCCTTGAAACGCCTGCGCTCCATCTGATCTTTAATCAAGTCAGAAACGTCTCGTGATAAATCACGAGCCGAGCCCCCGGGATTAGCAAGAGCTTCTAACGCTGGCTTTGCTATACGGTCAGCAGCCATCCGATTAACTCTTCCGGCGACTTTTGCTGCCTTCTTAGCGCCTTGTCTTGCTTTTCTACCAATTGACTTTAGCCTGCTCATTATTGCCTCTTAAACAATGCGCCCCTTGGTTTTACCTTTAACTGCAGCCCCATCTATCGGTCTCTTACGGGAGGTCTTTCCTCCCCCAAACATTCGCTCAACACCAGCCATATCAATCTGTCGCTGTACCCGCCTAGCGTCTTCTTCTTCCAGTCGCTTTTCTTTTTCGGCACTTCTGTCTGCTCTTTTTTTGTCTACTATCGCCGGGATAAGACCTTTGGTAAGAACCTCGGGATTTTTTGCAACTAGAGAGAGAGCGCCTCCACCAAAAATATCTTTAAGCTTCATTACTAAGACCTCTTTCCAAACTTTTGTTTTTGACTTTTTGGCGGACTTTTCTTGCTTCCGCCTTTCCCTGACCAGAAAACCTTGTTCGCCCAATACGCAGCAGAACTAGGGCCTTTCTTTATATTCTTGGCATGCCTCGCCTTAAAGGACTTACGAGCTTCCGCCGAATAATTGTGGCCCATCTTTTGGTCACCAAACCGGATGATCCTTACCTTGCCATCATCCCTTACAGCCACCACACCTTTTTTAGTGGGATGCTTAGGCGTTCTTTTAGGCTTGTTCAGGCCGCTAAGACCAGCCTTCTTTAGCCTATTCTTTTCAGCGTCAGTCAAGCTCATTTACGATGCCTCGCCGTTTTCTTGGCTATCTTCTTTGGCTGCTTGGAATGCTGCTTTCCTTTCTTAGTATCAGCCCTCTTTTTCTTTGAGGTCGCTGCATACTCTTTATCGCTAAGGGCTTCTCTAGCCTTCTTTGGCAAGTACCTTTCCCCAGTAGCTTTTTTGCCCTGAGTAGAAGGCTTGCCCGACTTAGTCCCCCATTTCTGCTTAGTCCATTTCTTAAGAGACTTCTGGGATTTCTTGAGGGCCATTAGTCTTTATAACCCCCTCCAGCATCCTTGTAACGCTTAGCCAACATCTGGGCTTTACGAGCAGACCACTGCCCGGGCTTGCCGCCCTTGCCGCCCGACTTTATCTCGCTAAAGAGCCTCTTGCGTAAGGCTGGCTTCGTATAGTTACCAGCCTCATTTACACGAGATTTAGCCTTTTTCTTGGCTTTCTTTTTTGCTGCCATTAACCGTAGCTTTTCGACACTTCCATGACGATGTTGTAAACATCGCCACTACTATGCCCTACAGTTGTAAAGGCAACGTCTCCCGTTTTCCCAGATCCCGAGTTATTCGGGACACCAGAGAAATCAGAAAAGTCTAAGGTGTCGCTCCAGTCAGCATTCAATTGCCATGCAAGTACATCAGTAGTCGCATCAAAGAAAATCTTTACTCCCATACCAATGGTTGAGTAATAGATCTTCCGAATGGTTACTGAGGTGCAAGATGCCTTCGTTACAGGATCTGCCGACAAAGCAGAAACGTCGATCTTCACAACCGCCGATTCTCCCGTGCCATCGCTTACATTCGTAAAGCGAAATATGGCTGTGCGACCATCATCCTGAATTGTTTGAGTAGCTACTGCATCAGCCATGCATGCCTCCTATTACTGATCAGCAAACGCGGGAGCAGTTGCGCCAGTCACGGTCCCAAAGATTTGGTAATTGGTAGTATCCAAACCAATGATCGTGATGTCGAAAGCTGCAGGAACATTAATCTGAATGCTGCTATTAGAGTTCCCATCGGAGAACACAACACTTACTTCGTTGTCCGTATCCAAAAAGGTTACGCCGCCTTTGTAAAAGTTTGTGTTACCGGGGGTAACAATAAGCGCATCAGTAGCATCTGCCGCAGCGCCTGCATAAACAAAACGATAAAAGACCCCGGCAGCAGGAGCTGGCAGCGTATAAGTGCTGTCTTGGCTGTTGTCGCCAACCAGATTTATACGGCCACCATTTACAGCAGCGGTCAATGTTGTGGAGGCAGCGTCGGCCAGAGAGACCGGGGTAACCTGCATACCAGACCCGTCAAGGGTAAAGGATGTGGTAAACGCTCCGGTTGTGCTGTTTTTTGAAACGACATCAAAGCCGTTTTCAGACCGGACTGCTCCGGTGAAGGTGGTATTAGCCATGTGTTTCTCCTGTCTTGGCTAGTGTCTGCTAATGCTCTAGTTGGAACATTACAGTCAGGGGAAAGATATTAAAAGAACAAGCGGTCAATGTTTCACATGGAACACTTGACCAAAAGAAAGATTACAACAAAAAGGGGGCTTTCGCCCCCTTTCAGTCTTAGCTTGCGCCGGGTGATCCGTAGATGCCCAGCGGGTCAGACACACCGAAGCTGTAACGAGCGCGAGCTTTGTAGCGCACGTTGCCAGTGTCGAAGTCTCCGTCCATTGAGGTTTCCAGTTCGGTCCTCTCAAAATGCTTCATACCGTTAGGTACGTCCGTAATCAGGAAGAAAGCATTGCTGTCCGTCAGGTAATGATTAACGCTGTATCCCTCGGGGATTGCACCCATGTTGCGGATAGCGTTGAGATCATTGTCTGCCGTGCCAACACGCTGAGTTGTTTCAAGCAGTCGATCTGCCGTAAACATCAAAGCGGGAGGAACGATCAGGCGACGAGGACGAGCAGCAATCAACAGACCACGTTCGTCAGTGAAGGCTGCAATATCAATAATTGCATTCTCCAGAGACGTTTCGTTTAGGTCAGCAGCCGTAGAAGGCCGATTGCTGTTTTTCCCGCCATTGACGAGAGGGTGACCGTCACCACCAGTTACACCGTCACCAGATGCAGTAAACAGGTTTACCCCGTCACCTGACTGGTAACTATTGGTGAAGCCATTGTTAAGCGGGTTAACCGCCTTAACTTGCTTGGTGTAGGCCATAGCCCGAGCAAGAGCCTTGGTGTAACGAGCAGACAAAGAGTCATACAAGTTATCTTCCATAGCCTCTTCGGTAATGGCGAAACCCATAGCGATGGTTTCATGATTGTAACGAGCCGTGAAAGATTCCTGTGCGGAGTCATAGCTGATGGCAGCACCTTCAGCTTTAACCGGCGCAGCAGCAAACCCTGACAGCTTCACCTCTTCCTCGAAAGAACGATCAGAGCTTTCAGTCTCATAAAGGAGAGTGTGCTCATCTTCGTACTTTTCATACTCCAAACCAAAAAGAGCGTTAAGCCCCGGCAGGAGTTCTTTGAGCATTTGCGCTCTTGAAATTGCCATTGCTTAATTCTCCTTAAACGCCGAGCTTGGTTTCATAAGCATGGCTTAGCGGCAAATAAGTGACGATACAATCTGTGTATGTGTCACCTACAGTGCTGCTTGGCCCGTCTACGAAATCAACGACACGCAGTGGTAGTGAGTTGGTCGTAGCAATGGAGCCGCCATCTAGGGCGTTCTTGCTTCGACCGATAGAGGTTGATCCGGCGGTGTTAACCGCAGAGACGTTGTTTCCAAGCCCGGTTTGAGCAATAGCCTCATCGGCCTGCATGCGGAACAACAACTTAGGATCATCAACCACATAACCGACAATATCGCTTGCAGCGGTAGATGCCGGGAATTGCTGGTTGAAAGTCTTTTGGTTGGTGCTGGGGTCTGTGTAGGCGCAGCCCACAAAGATACCAACAGTGCCTGCAACGACAGCCGTCGTCACTGCAGCTTTTTCCAACGTACCAGCAGCAACTAGTTTTACGAAATCACCGTAAAAAATAGCTGTGCCGTACCCACTGGCAATCTTAATATGCCGAACTTTGCCCGTAAAAGAGCCGCTGGCACTCAGAGTATCAGTAGGTTCTGCCCCCATAGGGGTTGCAGATGTAGCCATTAGTGGCCTCCTTACTAATTAGAAGCCAACCCTTCTGGGTTTAACTTCTGCCGAATGTTGTTCTCGTATTCCTTTCGGGTGCCGAAAGGGGCATACGAGGGTCATTTTCGCGCATGAAGTTGTTGTCAACGGATTCCATCTGGTTTGAGGAAACTCTTTGGAAATGCTCGGTTCGTGATCTGATCTTCTCCTCGGGAGCTTTACAGAGCAACAAACCGCCGACCTCGACGTTGCCTTGAAACCTAGAGTCATAATCTGACTGGATTTCCAGCTCAGGGTGGTCTTCCGCCTTTACAGGTATCCAACCTTCCCGCATAGATCTGGAAACGTTTGTGTTGTCAGACTGACCTAAAATGCTTGTCCGAATCCAACGGAACACCCAGCCATCTTGAGGTTTGGGAGTCGGCAATATAGATGCCGGATTCCAACTATCATTCTGCCTGAAATGTTCTTCTTCTCGCGTTTCACTTTCTCTCGGGGTGCGCTCTGTTGCCATTACCTGTCTCCTTTAGAGCATTTCGGCATGTTGGGCATACTGTTCATTTGTCAATCCAAGCCGCTTGGCGAGGGCAACTTGGGTAGCCGTTAACCGTACTTTGCGCGGTTTGGCACCATTGTTCCTTGCGGAAGGTGCCACCACCGTCGAGGGCTTACTGGCAGTCACGGACGCGCTACGGCTATATGTACCGCCTTGATCCTGCCAATCATAATTAGGAAATTGTTCTCTCATGGCAGAGTCGATGTAGTCAAAGTATTCACTTGACCTAACGTCAACGCCATTACGGACAGCTTCTTCATGTGCTCCGTAAGCGGCTCCGGTCATTCTTTCGTGACCTTCTGCCATGAACCACGGATTATGTCCTGCCCATTCTTTTGCCTCCGGTGTAACTTCAACTTGAGGCTGCTGAACTTGTTGCGAACGCTGGGCAGCTACATCATGTGCAGCACGTCTTGCAACATCTTGCTGGTAAGCCTGTTGCTGATAGGCTAAGGCTTGCTGATTCTGCGACTGCAGATTGTTGTGATAACGCTCTATCTCAGATAGTTCAGCTTGCGCTCTTACCATCTGCTCTTGAGTATTTACCACGCCATCGGTATCGCCTTCTTCGTAGGCTTTCCGATAACCTTGCTTTGCGGCATCAAGGTGTGCCTGAGCACGCTCCTTGATCTGATCAACCAAAGCAGCTTCGCCCCTAGAGATCAGAGACTCTTGTTCCTGATTTTTAGCGGCATACTGCTGAGCAACCTTGACAGCTTCTTCCCGCATTCGCTCTGCGGACTCGCGCTGCCTGCGCTCTTCATGATAGTCAAACTTGAGCTTATTTAGCCTCTTCTGAACTTTCTCAGAATACTGGCCAAGCTCTTCATCATTATCATTATCGGATGATTCAACAGCCTTAGCGGGTCTCCTGTCTTCGGGAGGACGGTCATCAATTATTTCAAACTCGTACTCGTCAGACTCGGAGCCCCCTTCGGCATTCTTATTCTTTGTATGCGTAGTTTTTACGCCAAAGAACTTTTCTTCCGCAGAAGCGGGTACATCTTCAAAGACTGCGTCAGTTGCTTCACTCATGCCTTAACAATTCCCCGTGGGTCTTCAACCACAGCTTCTACGCTGTCGTCGTTGATTAAGCGAAACTCTTTGCCATGAACTTTGAATCGAGTGCCTGAGTAAGACCTCATAACGATCCAATCACCTTCCTTGCAAAAAGAACCGGACGGGAACCTATTAGGGTCTTTGTAGCAATCTGGACCCATCTTCAGAACCATTGCACAGATCGAGCCAAGCTCTTCCTCTTCAATGGTTTTTTTCGACTTAATAATCCCGCCATCGTATTCCGAGTCAGGATTAGGGAGCGCAATCAATATCTTGTACCCCTTGGGGTCAGGAAGTTGATTTGCGTTGCGAGACTCTTCAGTCTCTTTTAGTTGCTGAGCAGCTTCGCTCATTATTTCTCCTTTGCATCGGGATAACGCCCGAAGTCGTTTTGCACTGGGTAACGCCCAGAGTCGCTTGCCTCTTACACTACTTCACTGCGCCTGCTCATATCGAGCTTTGGCGTCAAGGATTTCTCGCTCTGCTTGAGCCAGACCCTGAATTACTCCACAACACTTTGTGTATTCTGCGTAATCTTTACATCCGCCGCCGCTAAGGTGGTCAACAGCGTCATTCATTTGGTCCATTATATTGGATCGCAAATAGTTAAAGATGTCTAGTTCTTTGGTCACTTGTCTTTCATTATCTCTTTCGCGATCTCTATCCCTAGCTTAGCCCCTTCTAATTGGTCTTGAGATGCTATGCGTGCACTCTCCAGTTCTTCCTTTGTATTGGTCTCAGCAACCTTAACACCTAGCTTGGCCTGCTCAATCCTTTCTTGTTGCTCCAACTTCTCCCTATCCAGCTCTGATTTGGCAGCAAGCTTCTGCATATCAAACTGAATCTTCGCCATCTCTGCCTGAGCTTTCTGCTGAGCTTCTTGCTGCTTGAGCTGAAGCTCTTGCTGTTGCATCTGAATGACAGGATCTTGCATTTGCTGCTGGGCTTGTTGGGCTTGCTGCTCTTGAGCCGCCTTACCTGTTACCTGAGCCGCCGCAGGAGCAACAAGTTTGGAAATCCTAAACTCAATATCCTCTGGCAATGACTCATTAGGCGCAGGAAGCTCCATGCCAAGCTCTTTTTCTATCTCTTGGCGGTACTTGAACGCTAAATGCTCCTGAACATGCGCTGCTAATTCCGCCTGAGCCTTCTGAGCATTGGGACTCTTGCCCAAAATCTCCATAATCTTCGGATTCTGGGTAACCGACATGTGAGTTTGGATATGAGCCTCATGATCTTGGTAAATAAACGCCTTAATCGGCTTACCATTGATAATGTCCATGTTTTCACTGACAGGATCAGTCGGTTTCATGTCCTTTTCAGTAGGAACAATCTGATCTGCGTCCTGAATGCCCAAAACATCCAGCATTTGCCGGTGTAAAAGGGGCATGTCGTACATTTCTGGGGCCTGTGCCGCCAATTGCAGGGCTGCTTGGTACTGCATGATGCGCTGAGACATCGTTCCAGCGTTCGGATCACTAACTGGGATGATGTCAACGCGATCATCGAAGTCTTCAGCCACCAAATCCTTGCTATCTTCAAGGTATGGGTACTTTTCAGGCCCAAAATCGCGAACTAAGTTGCTTAATATCCGCAATTCAACGCGCATAGAGGCGTGTAACCGGGCCTGAATGGCGCTCATGACCTTCATTGACCGCTCAAGTATGGCCAACGTGGTCCCAACCGGGGCCTCAGCGTTCATATCTGCAGCTTTTACGTCTGCCGCAGAAGCAAATCGACGCCCTTCCTCTACAATATCGCCCATCAACTGATACAAAACGTTGCTTGGCTCTTTGTAGGGCAAGAAACTAATGTTGTCCCGTATTGCACCGCCCGGAACATCCACGTCCCGGAACTCCCCGGGCATGATTGGGGTGTCATCCCCCTTAATTCGTAGCCCTCTCGACTTCAAACCACCCGGAAGATTGGACAATGTGCCTGCATCGACCAGTTGTCGCAGCAATGACGTGGCAGATTTAGCCAATCCACCAATCATGTGGATCAATCCAAAGCCGTAAAAGCCCAACCCGGGGATATATTGATAGTGAACGAAGTGCTCACGCTTGGTTTGCAGGCTGTCCCCTTCATACCAGTTCCGCCGAATCGACAAAACTTCCCTAGAGCCAAGGTCAATAGACACCACGTAGGGCAGCGCAATGCCTGTTGGCTCACCACCCTCTTCGTCCTCAAACCCCGGAAGGTCTAAATTAACTTGCACCTCTAAAATCGTATGCCGGGAATCAAGCTCATAGCTTGCGCTGTCCCCAGTCAGCCGGTTGTACTTCTCTTCTACCCGGTCAACATCTGAAGATGGAGCGCCAAGCTCTATGTCCCGGTAGAAACCAGACACCTGAAGCTTGCGAACATCATTAGTGGTGCGCTTCATGATGTGCGTTGCACGCTCACAGGTCGTCAAATCAGACGCCCCATAACTCACAACAAAGTCTTCTGCCGGTACGAACATGCTGCACGGGCGTCCCATGTTGGGATCAAAGTAGACTTTCCTGAAAGCACTGCCTGCCAACGGCAGGGAGAACAACATCTTTTCTGTCTCTGACCGATACTCAGTCATTTTCTCCGTCAGGAGATAGTTCAGGTAATCCTGAACCCTATGGGCCTGCCCTTCTTTTTCATCAGTCAGCTTGCCGACAACAGACGTTTTAACTGGGCCACTGGCAGGAAACAGCTCCTGAATAGCTTGAGACTGAAACTTAATTACTGACTCGGACAAGAGTGGGTGGAAAACACCGCAAGCTCCGTCCCAAGGCGTGGTCCTGTCCTCATGCTTGAGGCCAAGCAAATCCAAACCATCGACATAAGCGCGTTCCCAGTCTGCGCGACTTTCCTTGTCAGACTTGAAGAGGCCCACCAACTCAGACGCGATGATATTTAGTTCGCTCTCATCAACCACCTCTGCAAGGTTAGCGTCATGCGGGAGCATCCCTAACGAAGCCAGCGTGCTTGCGTCCGGGTCAAAATCAATAATTACCCCGCCGTCTTCTGTTTCTATTGAGACAGATTCGGGGTTTTCAATTTCAACCTCGACGCCCGGGCCGTTTCCAACCAAAGGATTGGAACGCATGGTTTGGTCAATAGCCATCAGCCATTCTTTCTAAAAGGTTGGGGCCTTGCTGCACCGCTGCCACGCGCAACATTTGACTTAGTATTGTCACGCTTGACCGCACCTGTCGGACCACCGCTCGCCATCATCTTGGGACTCATGCGAATTTTGCCACCGCCAGCGTAGCCTTTGGTTTTCATCTTCCCGCCACCAGCGTAGCCCATCTTAGTTTTCTTCTTCACCTGAATCCTCCGAGTAAAGATTGTTGAATACTTGGTTAACGTCCAATGTGTAGTCTAAATCTGATTTGCTGTAATGGACATGCTGTGAAGGCCTAAAATCTGGTGCCCCTTCGCCAACCTCAAACCAAGCCGGATGAGTGACCCTGACCCGGTTATTAGGTAGCGCCACGATATTCCCTGTCCACTGCCCCGCGTCCAGCAATTCCAAAACATGGGCCTGCTTATGCTGGGCAGGATCATCTGCAATTTCAGAATCAGTGTAATCCACTGTGAAGTAATACTTTGCAGGGTAGAAGTCACCGTCTATTTTTGCAAGCCAAGGACACGGAGTACAGCGGTCCATTACATACACGGAATGAGTTCTTGAAGAACAATCCCAAGGTTGAGCAGCCCAAGTCGGCATAGGCTCGGGCCACTCATCAAACGGCGTGTCCCCAACCAAGGCTGTGATAGGCATCCTAGCCCACATAGCGCCACCATGAATATTGGGCTCGTCCGAATCATAAGTTTCAGCGCCAGTAAAAATAATCTGAAAACTTAATGACCGGCAGGGAATGCTTGTTACCGCAATCGCCATCGCATGGAGAAACTCCCCGTGATACTTGACATGGTTGTGGGTGTATTCCTTTCTAACCCAGCACTTAAAGTGAGGAATGTTGCTCTGCAAAAAAGCCAATTAAGCCGCCTTATTCATTTGCTTGTAGAAGCTTTCTTCCCAAACCTTGTGACGTTTAACGGGCTCTTTGAAATACCTCATGTACCTCGCCATATAAACTACAAAGTGGTTCAACCAATTGAGGGGCCAAGGCAGCGGCCTCATGTAATCGAGGAATAAGACCACCCTGTCATGGTCCGTCAAATTGACCGCGAAGTGCTCGTAGGTGTCATCAAAGACAACGACTTTGCCCTCTTCCCAGCGATATTCTTCTTTGTTTGCCACCAAGACACAGCCCTTTCCATCAGTGGGAATATCTATTCCCAGATGCATTCTGAGTATTCCGCACCACGGCCCCTCATGTGGCATGAGCATTTTGTTTGGGCCGATGACTGAAAAATAAGCAGAAACCAAGTTAGGGTCTGAATCAATGATCTTCATCGTTTCAGGAAATTCCTGACAATTGCGATCAAACCGCAGCTTCCCCGTCTTGAGGAAAAACATCTTCCACTTATCATCCTGCGATATGTAGATCTGGTCGGGGCTGATGTCCTGAAAAGAAGGAAGCTCTTTTATCCGGCGGCGGATCTTTTCAAACTCAAGCTTGATGACATCGTAGTTATCTTCCAGCACTGCAGCGACTGGAAAGTCTGCCTTGTTAAAAAAGACCCGATTCCCCAGAACGGAAAATCTTCTGAAGATGGGTCTGAAAGATTTCTCAATTAGCCAGCCGTTTATTTCAATCAATAGTAGTTTGCCTTCCTGATGGAAATAGGCTCGTCTTCTTCGTCACTGTTCAGTTTCAGGAAGCCGCCTTGCCTGAATCTGAGCAATGCCTGAGTTGAGGAGTCAACCAAGTCGTCATGCTCCCCTGAAGGGAAAGCCGCAAACTCTTCGATAACCTCTTCCGCAAATCTAAGTTCAGGTGCCCAAACAATCCCGGAGGCAAACAAATCTGCGACAGCATTGACCCTAGCTATCTTGTCGTTACCTCTGGATGGAGTGTACTCAGAAACAGGAATACCCATTGCCCTGAGTTCAAATATCAATGGTGTACCTGCTGCCTTGGCCTCAACGATAAATGCATCCGGTTGCCAGTCTACCCAGTAGTCATAGGCTTTCTTCTTGAGTTCCGGGAACTCCAGCCGCTCTTTATAGGCATCTAAGAGGATAATGTTGGGCTGCTCTATGCCTGACTCGTCAGGGTGATAGAAAACACCCCACGTCGTACAAGCAGAGTAGTCAGCACGTTGGGTCTTAAGAAAGGCCGTGTCCCATGACTGAATGACAAACTCACAAGCAGGAGGATTGTCTTTTTCCCAGACGCGCCACCATTCTCTTTTAACCAGAGCGCCCTCTTCCGAGGTCGGGTTCTGTTGATACTGGGCATTCCACTTCGGGGCCGGAAGTTCATTCCGCAGAGCTTCAAGCTCATCTTTGGGCCAGAACTCGGGCCACAGTGGCTCATCAGAAGGCATAAGTGCCGGGAACTCGATCAGCTCCCATTCATCAGAGCCTGATCTTTGCAGGGAGGATTTAAGTATCTGCCCGGTCAGATCTCTTTTATGCCATCGGGTCATTACAACAATGATGGCCCCGCCGGGTTGAAGACGCTGCCTTGGACCAGAGGTGTACCAGTCATAGACCCGATCAAAGACTGATGGGTCCGCACTCTGCCCCTCCTGTTCACTGTGTGGATCATCAATAACTAATAAGTCAGCACCTTTACCTGTAACGGCACCGCCTACACCAATAGCAAAGTATTCCCCGCCTTTGTTGGTACTCCAGCGTCCTGCGGCCTTGGAATCAGACCTCAGTGCAACTTGGGGAAATATGGACTTATAGTCATCACTGTCCACTAGGTTCCGAACCTTGCGCCCGAAACCAACAGAAAGCTCAGCAGTGTGAGCCGTCTGAATGATTTTCTTTTCCGGGTACTTGCCCAAGAACCAAGCAGGTAACAGGTAGGAAGCAAATTCAGACTTAGTATGCCGGGGAGGCATATTAACGATGAGTCTCTTTAACTCACCATTGGCAACCCGCTCAAACGCCCGGGCCATTATTTTGTGATGTCGGCCTTCAATGAAGGCAGGCCAAACACTATTAACAAAACCGATAAAGGTATCTCTGGCTCGCTCTTTCTCTTCAGCAGACTCCAGTTCCTCTAAGAGACCAAGAATCTCCTCCTGCTCTGCAACAGGTAGAAGGTTAATGTTCTTTAGAAGATTGGGATCTATCCGGTCTTGTAACGGCATGAACTCAAACCTAAGTAGTCCCCTTAGACTAAGTTGACTCCTACCTCATGCTATCTAGGTGTCGCGCCCTCTCGGGCAGCGACATGAGACTCCTTAAGCTCAGGTGACGCCTTAGTCTTAGCTTTGCCTTGAGCTTAGCATATTAGACCCCTTGACAAGATTTGCAATCAAATATTGATGAGCAAATATCTACACCCCAAAAATTGGCAAAAAATTTTTTGGGTATGGGACTCCTAGAGCAAAAGCTGAAACAAAAAGGGGAAGCAGCCTACATAAGACATGCTATATGGCAGGAAAAGTTGCTAATTGTTTGCGTGGAATACTATGTATACAGACGGACACGCACGCCTCGCGTACAGGGGGGTGCCCCCTCGTCACATGCGGTCCTTCCCCTCGGCAACATCGTCAGGCCATCATGGTACTGCAACGATACTACGCCATTGCTATGACATCAGGACATCACACTGCCATCAGTGAACATCTGCCTCTGGCTCGACTGCAGAGAGGATGCCTGCCAGCCGCTGCTCCAACTCTGCAGCTACCTCTGTTGCGTCTCTCTCTCGGTTCGTCACGTTCACCTCGGTGGCGAACAGCCCCGATGCACGTCCCAGCAGTTCAGCGGCACGGAGCCGGTTGCTGTCGGTGGGCTCTGCTGAGTCCATCCAGTCTCGGAGTTGGCCTAGGACTCGCTCTCGGTCGGAGACCGCTGAGGCTGCAACTGCTCTCTCTCTAGCAGCTATCAGCACATCTACCCTTGACCTGATCTCAACCCGTGACATCAGCCTAGACGCCAACGTGTGGATGCTCGCGGCAGTGGTTGAGTCGCTGGGGTCATATGCCTCTCGATAGGCGTCCGCTTGGGTCATTCCACCCGCAACGCATCGGGCGAAGTGCAGCATCTTGGGTGTCAGTTCACTGGTCGGCATTGGTCATTGGTCCGGCAATAGCTAATGCCGGGATTCTATCCAGCACCAAGGCCCCAGCATAGAAACATGAGACGGGTCAACGTTGACATACAACGCAGGACATGCACTCAAGATGCAGATATTTTCGCCAAACACTTGACACGCCACAGACGCACTCAGAGCCGTTCTAAGCGGTTTTAGCCATCACCCTTGCACTGGTATCTGGAGTGACAGAAAACGCCTTACACGCAATACGCCTTATGAATCAACAACTTACGGACGCCCTAAGTCTTACTACATATATAGGCAAATTTATTCGCTCTGATCCTGACCAATCGCACGGCATACCGTGACTGTTAACTATTTGTTGTACAGGTGTTGCATGTAGGGTGATTGGTGTGTATCTTTCGAATCTCATTCATTACTTACTCACTTACTTAATCACTGCTATTTGATGGGGCCTCGGCCCTCCGGTTTGAATCCGGCGCACCCTTTGACCCGGTAAGAATGCCGGAGAGGCGTAAAGCGTACACACCGTCGCGGGGCGTGACCTCATGTCACCCAGAGTGCCCCGGTACATGCGAGAGCATGTACAGCGTATGCATCTAATGCCGATGCACTGACGAGGGCCACGGCAGGCCGAAACGCAAACCACTAGGAGAACATCATGAACGTCACCCAAACCATCGCCAACGATCTGGTACTAGACATCGAATGGGCGCATGCCTCTCACACTGCCGATCTGAAGAGTGCAGGTGCCACCCGGCCCGAGCGTGAACTGGTCGGGTTCAGTGCACTCACCCAAGCGGCTCAGACGACCCGCGCAGCCGACTGCCTCAGCCTGTGGGTCGAGGGCAGCTATGAGAACGACGGTCAGGCCACCTACGAGCGGAACCGCCGCAGGCTGCAGGTGCTTGCCAAACTTATCTACAAAGGTCGGCCCAATGATTCACTGCTGGCGTACCGGCAACTCAATTCGTTCGTCATTGAGCAGTTCACGGCGCTCACTGCCAGTGAGTACAACTGTTCACGGAGCACTGCTCAGAGAGGAGTCGTCAGAGCATTTGACATCATCGCCGAGAGACACGGCGGAAACGCTCGTGAACTGCTCGACTTTTTCAACGCTGCGCTGGGGCATCGCTTGATCGACTCGGTCTGGGAAGACCTTCTCAGAGAAGAGCAAAGCTTCCCGGCGTATGCCGCAATCTAACCCACACTGATGAGACTGGATGGACACCAGTCGAAACGCCCCACCCGGGGCGTCTGTGGAATCCGAAAACTAGGAGAACATCATGAAGACCATCACACTGAACGGGCGGACCTTAAAGGTCACGGCAGCCGAGCAGCGAGCGCTGGAGATCTTGAAGCGCGAAGGCTTCGCGGCGAAGCGCAGCGAGTTTATTGAGGGGCCTCGCCGCTGGGAAAAATTCATTGTGCCGCGCACCGCTGAGCGCCGTGCGGCGCTGGGGATTGTCGAGGCACGCAAGCATCTGCCGCAACCTGAGACGATCAACGGCTACACATTTGGCAGCACCAGCCTGACTAATGCCGCGATGGAACGGCGGCACGCTGAGTTTTTCGCGAAGCACCCGCGCTGCGACAACGTGGTGCTGGGCGATCCACGTCGCATCAACGCGATCCTCCGCAAGGTCGCCCCCAGCAACAAGCAGGAAGACTACCCAATCAACGCCGCTCTCTCAGGATTTAATCGCTGGTATTGACGGGTTGAGCCACACTGATGAGTGCCAGCGGGACACTGGCCGAAACGCCCTGACGGGCGTCTGTGGAATCCAAAAACTAGGAGAGATTCATATGTCATTTTCAAACATTCCTGACGCGACCCTTGAACAGGCCGCGACAATCATCGAGGCACTTGTGCCTCGCGACATACGCCCCGTGTTCCTGTGGGGCCCGTTTGGGGTCGGCAAGTCCAGCATCGTTCGGTCCGTGGTTGCGAGCCTGAGCGAGCAGACCGGGCAGCAGTGGGGCCTGATCGATGCCCGTTTGTCTCAACTCCAAGCAGTAGACACTCGCGGCATTCCCGACATCGTCGGCGATTTCACCGAGTTCAAGCTACCGGGGTGGCTACCTCGCGTCGAGCGTGACGGTGAGTTTGGTCTGCTCCTCATGGATGAGATGCTGCTCGGCGCTCAGCAGTCGCAAGCGGCGTGCTACCAACTGGTCAATGATGGTTGCCTCGGTGACTACATCCTGCCTCCCGGGTGGCGAGTGATCGTCGCGAGCAATCGCCCATGCGATGGGGCAGGTGTACACGGACGACAGGATGCGGCCCTGCTGACGCGCTTTGGCACGCACCTGAACATCGTTCCGGCGCTCACGCCGTTCATCGAGTACGCCACATCTGCAGGTTGGGCACCTGAAGTCATCGCCTTCCTAGCAGCGCGTGGCCGTCCTGTCCTCGACGGCAACGGCGAGGTTGATCAGGCAGGCATGCTCCACGAATACCCGGACGGCGGCATACCAAAGGGTCACGTCACGGCGGCAACGCCTAGGACTTGGGAGGCAGTGAGCGAGATCCTTCGATCCGGTCTGCCTCGATTGCTTGAGCAGATCGCGATCAACGGTGCAGTGGGCGTTGGTGCTGGCAGTGAGTTCGCCGGGTTCCTGAGCATCGTCAGGGCACTCCCGGACGCTGGGCTGATCCTCTCAGACCCCGACAGCGTTGACGTGCCGGGTGAGCGGGAACTGGCGACGCATTACGCCATCACCATGATCCTCGCGCAGCGTTGCGACATCGGAAACATCGACAACGCAGCCAGCTACCTGAAGCGGATCAACGAGGAACTGCTGTCAGTGTTCTTCATGATCGCAGGCAATCGTGACAGCGACCTGAAGGCGTGCGAGTCCTTCGTGCAGTTCAAACTCGACACTCAACATTTAACAATCTAGGAGAAACAACAATGGATAAGATTCAAACCAACGCGATGCTCGTCAAGGTGCGCTGCACCAAATGGAACAACAGCATCACCGACCGTGAGATCACTGATCAGGTGACCTTCGACAAGTCTGCGGCAGATGGTTATCTGCGCGTCACCAAACGCCTAGCGAAACAGGCCGTGGTTAAAGAGTTGAACAAGATCATCGGACAAGTTGGGAACACGGTTTTGCGACTTTGGACCGTGCCTTGGGATGACGGCGTTCACCTCATCACCGTCGACAATCTCGACCGTTTTGAGGCTGCTCTGCGGAAAAAAGCTGACCGTCTTGAGGAACTGAAGTCTGAACTGCAGGACACATGGCCTGCCGTCATCGAAGCGGACAGGATTCGATTGGGTGCCGCCTTCGATGAGAACGACTACCCGTCCGTTACCGAGATCGTCAACCGCTACAGCATCAGCTATAAGTTGATGCCGCTGCCCTCTGGCGATGACATTCGCGTAAACCTGCCGCAGCAGCGCGTGAACGCGATCCGGCAGCAGGTCGAGCGGGATGTTGCAGCCAAGGTCGAAGCCGGGGCCAAGGTCGTCAGTGAGCGTGTTGCGGAGGTGCTGACCACGTTCATCGAGGGCATGGAACGGCACGGCACGAAGGCTGACGGCGCTAAGCGTGCGAGCAAGTTCGCTGACAGTACGGTCGAGGCAATCGAGCGGCTCGCTGAAGCACTGCCCGGCCTCAACCTGACGGGTGACCCGGCGTTGACTGCAGTGTCGAACGACCTGTTTCTTAAGCTTCGCGATCTGGACCCGCAGGTGCTGCGCGAAGACGAGGGCAAGCGCCAGCAGGCCGCTGACACGGCCAAGGAGATCGTGAGCAAGCTTTCGGGTTTCTTCGACTAACCGCACTGATGAGTGCTGGGTGGACCCCAGCGTGAAAGGCCCCGGGAGGTGGGCCTCTGCGGAATCCAACAACTAGGAGACATCAAATGGATAACAAAATCGCCAAAGCCAAAAAGCGCATGGTCACTGACCATCCCTACTTCGCAGTCCGACTGCATCGGTTCGCGTTCCGGGCTGATGAGACGGTCACCCAGACTATGGCGACTGACGGCAAGTCGTTGTTTTTCAATCCGGCATGGGTCGAGACCCTGAGCGTTGCCGAGACTGCTGGCGTGCTGGCTCATGAATGCATGCACGTCAACAACGGGCACCACCTGCGCCGTGGCACCCGAGACCAAAAGGCGTGGAACATCGCTTGCGATCAGGCGATCAATGGTCTCTTACGCAAGGCCGGATTCGTGCTGCCTGCAGATGGCGTGTACCCTGAGCCCGGGCAGGATAACTGGTCCGCCGAGCGTCACTTCGCGGCCAATCAAAAGGCTGCGGAAGATGAGCCCGGTAACCAGCCCGGCGATCAGCCCGGCAACCAACCGGGTAATGAGCAGGCCCATCACCCCGTCGAGACCGAGCAGTCTGGCGCTGATTCCGAGCAGTCTGAAGGCGATCCGTCTGACGGCCAATCGGGTAACGATGATGGCGAGGGCAAGCCCCGTGGCCCCGGAGGGTATCCCGGAGGGTATCCAGTCGACGGTTCAGGCGATCCCGATGGCGAGCCGAACAATGGTTCCGGTGATACGCCGAGCGGCTCAGGTGGTTGGGGTGAAGTCCTCGACGGAGTCAACGATGACGGCAATGCGCTCAGCGAGGACGAGCAGATCATCGAGCAGGTCGAGATTGATTCGCTCAATCAACAGGCAGCACAGGTCCAGCGCCAACATGACAAGCATCAGGGTCATGGCAGCGGAGGATGGTTACGCAACGTTCTCGACGCACAACGCCGTGACCCGCAGCCTTGGCATGAGATTCTGGCCGGTGCCTTGCACGATACCGTGCCCGGCGAGGAATGCTACTCGACGCCAGATCGACGCCTGATTCATCAGGGTCTGATCCTGCCGGACTCTCAGCAGGAGCCTAACGGCGTGCTGGTCGTTGCCGTGGATACATCTATGTCACTCACCGATGATGAGTTAGCCGTCTACGCTTCTCACATCAACGACATTGTTGCGGAGATCGATCCGATTAAAACGCATGTTGTCTATTGCGACGACTCGGTGCAGCACACTCAAGAGTACGAGCGCGGCGAGGATGTCGAGATTGCGTTCTACGGTGGCGGCGGCACGTCCTTCACCCCAGTGTTCAACTGGGTTGATGCGGAAGAGATCGACCTGCATGCGCTGATCTACTTTACAGACGGCGAGGGTTGGGTCGGCCCCAATGATCCCGCAGGAGGAAGGGACTTTGAGACACCGGATTATCCTGTGTTTTGGGTTACCAATCTCAGCGATCCGTATTTTTACGGGTGCGAGCAGTTCGGGGAGATCATTCACGTCGACTGATAGATTTTCCCAAAGCCTTGCAGAAAACTTTTCTATCACTTACTGGGGGGGCAACCCCCCCATAAATATGGAGCATCAAATATGTATTACGTCGTTAACCTTCGCGAGCGGGACTACTTGCACTCAGAATGGTTTGAGTCAGACATTCAAGGCAGCTACAGCGAGTGCTTGGAGGCAGTTCAAAAGATTCGGGAGATCTTTGATTTTCAAATCATCGAAGCATGAACCACGCTGACGAGACCCGGAGGGAAACCGGGCGAAAACCCACCGCTACGGTGGGTTCCGTGGAATCCAACCAACTAGGAGGTTCAAAATGAGCAGGAAAAAAGATGTCGGTCTGGGGCGAGAGTTCCATTCGCTGATGAGACTGCATGACCAGATCGCGAAGATGGCAGAGTTTGAGATCAAGGCCATCACTGCCAGCGATGGCGACATCGAAACAATCATTGTGGATGACGCAACGCCCTTTGGCCGGATGCTTAAAAGCATCACAGACTATTGGGTTCACATGAAGTTTGTTTCACATCGAGACAGAGGCCATGCCGAATCTGAGGCAATCAAGTGGATGAGCTTTCAGACTGAAGACGCTGTTGCCTGCGCCGTCCGAAGCGGGATGAAGTACACAACTCCAAGCCTGTCGAAAGATCATTGCTGGGATAGAGACCCAAGCACGATCCCAACCACGCCGCTGCGCTTGCCATTTCCGTGGGTCACGATCAGCACCACCCTCCACAGCGAGAATGGCGAAACCACGGTCTTGATGTTCGCGGAGTATCGGACTGTCGAAGAAGGCTATCCAGAACTGAGCGTCGAGCCCGATGAGCAATTCATCTCCGTCAACTACTACGTGTATCAGTCGCCAGACATTTGGCCGCTACCAGTCGAGGTGCACTTCAAAATCACAGATGACATCGAGCCGACCTACATTTCAGCGTGGCTAGGCAATCCCTTAGATGACGCAGGAAAATTGCTCCCTAGTCTCGTGGATATGTTTCTCAGTTGGTGGGAGATGATTAACAGCCGCACGGCGAAGACCACCACCTACCGGGGACTGAAGCCCTCATCCGAGCGGAAGATTAAGCCTGTTCACGGGCACAAGTATCCAAAGTTTGAACACGTTGTGATCGAGCGCGACCTTAGCCCGGAGCCTGATCCTCGCGGCGAATCAACTGCCCGGGCACCCGGCACGGTGCGTAAGCACTTCCGAGCAGGGCATTGGCGACACTTCGCAAAGCCACTCAAGTCAGGCCCCAACAAAGGCAAGACCCGCACATGGGTGCAGGATTGTGCACCCGGTAACGCCGAAATTGGCATCCTAAAAACCGACCTCGTCCTACGGGACAATAAGGATCAATAAAATGAAAACATTGCTCAACGAAAAATGGTTCAGAAAAATTCAAAAGATCATGCCGAAAAATGCCGAAGACGAGGAGATCGTGTTCGTGCTCGTGGCATTCCTCGCGGCCAACCAAGTCGACAACATTGGCCGGGCTTCATTTCTCTGTGTGGAGGCTGCATCAAAGTACGCCGACTTCCTCGATGAGGTGGACGGCAACGCAGAGGGAGAATTACATTGAACGCTCAATGGTTAAGACGGATCGGTCTGGGGCTACTAGTAATCCTCATCCTGATCGCCAGCACTTTGGACCATGAGGCTGAAGTCGCAGTCGCTGATCAGTATCGGGACATGGTTTGCTCCGGGCACTGGCCAGACTACGAGTCTCGATCACCACAGTGTTAGACTAAAAAAGCCAACCCTCCTAGACGGTAGGCCGCGTCCCGGTTAAGCCTTGCTCTTTGGTTGGCACCCAAGCTCCATTGGGTTTGAACGAGAGCAGGGCACTGCGGCACTTGCACCACCCTTTCCCTTTGTGCAGAATCCCTTTCACGAGGGACTGCACACCCTCGCCTTCCGGCCCCTGCCTCCACCCCGCGCATCCCTGCGAGGCAGGGGCCACCTCTCCTAATTCCTGCCTCGACACAAGAGCCAAGCTCTTGGTCACGCGCACCCGTCCGCGTCGTTGGCGGGACCAACTCCAAAATTTTTCTGCCCTTTTCTATCACACCCCCTTTTTCTCTCGCCAGCCCTTTAGATATGGGACACCCCATAGGTAGCATGGTTAGTGGTCACTTACTTATGGGATGGAAAAAAACTAGGGGGGGTTAAATTCCAGTGCCCAACTTAGGGCACTTAGAGCACTTATAGATGGGGGTAGGGGGCTACATCTAGTGCCCCTCTGCCCCCTTGACCCACTACATCTAGTGGCTACAGCCAATCGTCATCCGTTTCGTGATGCGCCTTGACTGGTGCCAAACTCGTGGGCACAACCAATGGCTTGTGTACGTGGGCGCTGTACCTGCCGGACAAAACGTCGTAGTCGAGAGTGCACTTGCCGACCGACCCAACCCACTTGAAGCGAACCTTCCAGCAATGGATCTCGACCTCTCTGTTTTTATTTTGGTGGACGGTGACACCAAGGTCCGCCTTGGCAAAAAAGCTTGCCGAGCCCGAGATGTTCATGCCCTTTGGCACTGCAGTCGTTCCAGCCTGATCAGTCGGCATCTTCGATGGGTGCGCGATGAACCAGATGTGAACGTCGTTCGCCCGAGCGAAGGCCACCAGTCGGGTTAACAGTTCGTTGATTGATTGGTGTTCGTTGTCAGCGGCTGTTTGCTGGGCAATGTAGTTATATGGGTCGATGACCAGACCCCTGACACCCATCCGCATGACCGCTTGCTGGGCACGGTCGAGTATCGAGTCAATCGTGACCAACTCGCCGCTTCGTTGTTCCAAGAACATCCAGTGCTTATGTATATAGGCCAGCGCGTTGTCGGCGTCCTCCCTGCTCATGCGTCCCGATGAGCCAGCGAAAAACGGTGCGCCAACAATTTTCTCAGCCAGCTTAGCGATGTGAAGTGGAGGAGGATTCTCAAAGGAAGCAACGGCAAACTTCCAGTCATGCTGACGGGCTAGGTTCACCATGATCTGGTCAATGAACTCAGACTTTCCAGAACCGGGGACACCAGTGACCACTGATAGCTGACCCGGGACGATAGTGAACAGGTCATCCACCGGGGCAATCCCAGTGGACAGACCGCCGACCACTCCGTTGTCGTAAAGGTGTGCGACTTCGCTCATGTAATCCTCCGCAGAGTAGACGCCTTCCAAGGGCATTGGCGTAGCCGTCGCAATAATCCTCGCGACTGCTTCAGCACCATGCTTCTGCAAGACATCATTGGAATCCTTACACCCATCTAAGTACTCAACCGAGTAACATTTGGCTCGACCTATCCGTCTGGCAAGCTCCTCTCTCAGGGCTTCCCCTGCCTCATCGCGATCAACGGCAAGGACAATTCTCTTTACCTTTTTAATGACATCCTTGGCGTCCCAGATGTAAGCGAACTTACCGTCTTCAGACGGATCAAGCCTCTTGTTCGACACCTTTTGTGGAGCGCCGTTCGGAACAGACACTACAACTATTTGATCATCAATGATAGATGACGCTACAGACAGTGCGTCGACCTCCCCCTCTGTGATTACGAGCGTTTCTGGCTCAGACCTCCGCGCATGCTCAATGTTCCATAAGATTCTGGCCGCGCCATCCTGCGTGAATCTCTTGTCGCTGGTGTTCAGTGGTCGCCACTTGACCGCTTCCCTGTCCCCGTAGACGAACCCTATGGCAGGAACCTCCCCCGCTGGTGTCTCGCCGCGCCCATTGAAATATCTCTTGCCCGTGACGATCTCGTAGCCCTCAACTCGCGACTCATCAATCCCCCTCGACGTTAGGTATTCGCCAATCAACCCAAGATCCGATGTCTTTGGAACCGAGATAGCGGTGACCTTGCGCGGCTGTTCAATGATTGTCGGCTTCTTGTCGCTCGCTCGACCACCTATGTCACAGTGGTGGCACTTGAAGATGGTGCCTCCATCTGGAGTGAACGACACCGCCAGCGTCCTCTCGGTTTGGTGTTTCTTCTGCCTGCCCGGGGTGCAGACTGGGCAGATGTAGCGCCCCTCCTGCGTGATTGATTGCAAAAAATCGTCTAGCACATCTTGCACTGCACACTTCTCCTATGGTTACAATGAGACTTAGTAGTCTCCTTAACTTAGTGATCTCTTATTTATTAATATTAAGAGACTCCTAAGTCTTAGTAGACTTCTAAGTCTTTTAAAATCTTTTTGATTGCCTTCTTCCTCTCCCCGCCTTCGTTCCATCGGCAGGCATTCATCACCTTGCCGAACAGCTCCTCTGGATCGATCTCAGCGTCGATGCAAAAACCCTCATGACCATACTGCGTGAAGTACATCAACGCAGAAAGACGCTCAGATTGGCTCTGACTGCACACGTCTAGCAGGGCCTGCTTCAGGACTCGTCCACCGATGGTTCCAGCAAGCGCACCACGATCTCTGCCCGTGGGTTCTCCCGATCCAGTCCCCATTCAATAATTTTCCTTTTCACCTGTCTGTCGTTCTTGTACACATATCCCTGCATGCAATCGAGAATAACGGATTCATCTAGGTCCGGTCGCCTCGATGCGTAGTAAATCTTTGCGCGAACCTCAACGTCGTCTTCAAACAGCAGGTCGTCTGCGAACTGAGGGCACTGCTTCGCAAAAGACGCGACATACTCACGGGCCTTCTTACTTTTTATGACGGCGGGACGCCCCTTGATCGTCACAATCTTCCGACTATTGCTCTTACTAGCCGGTTCACCGAATATGGTGAAGTGTATGCTTGTCATCGGTCAACCCTTGCGGTATATTCGACATTCTAACTCACAACTGACCCAAACGCTATGAGCAAGACGGGACAGCACATCATCAAACTTGAAGAGGAAGGACGGCTCCAGTATGACGACCGAACAGGAACCTATTGTTATCGAGAACATTCCGCTCCCCGAGATGCGGGAGCGGGAAGAGACGCGCCCAGAGATAATCGAGGCCATCGAGCGTCTGGAACCAACTCAGTCATTCTTTGTGGGCACCAATGACGAGGACCATACCCAGCGCCGGATGGCTGCTCTGAGGCAGCGTTTGTCTCGCATGAAAAAGGGCGGGAGCGACAAAAGATTTACGTTGCACAAGCGCGAGGAAAACGGTCGTCAAGGATTCAGAATTTACCGACTGTGAGGCTTACGAACAACCATAACCTGCCTAGCGTTGTCGCGGATGCATTGTCATACAACGACTACACCAAGGGCGACAGTCTCTTGTCTGTCACGCAGTTGATAGACAGTCCTCGCGTGTCATTGTTGCAGAGACGGCATGACGATGACATTGAACAAGATGTCTCTGATTTGATTTGGTCTCGGATGGGAACGTCCGTGCACCAGATGTTTGAGAGAGCCGCCGAAGGCCGCGCTGAAACCATCAGCGAGGAGCGACTGTTTGCGGAAGTGAACGGCTGGCGAATCTCTGGCGCAATCGACCTGCAAGAAATGGTCGAGGGTGGGGTGATTGTCAGCGATTACAAGGTCACGTCGGCGTGGTCGGTGATATTCGATAAGTCGGAATGGCACAAGCAGTTGAACTGCTATGCATGGTTGGTGAGACAAGCTAAGGCATTGAACGTAAAACAGCTAAGAATCATTGCTGTGCTACGTGATTGGGCTCGCCGCAGGGCGCAGGATGGCGGCGACTACCCTGACTCCCCGATTCAAGTGATCGACATTCCCATGTGGTCTGATGCCGAGCAAGACAGGTACGTCGAGGAGCGCGTGCAACTCCATCAGGCAGCGGACTATGAGCATGAGACGGGCGGCGTGCTTCCCGACTGCAGTTCAGAGGAGCGCTGGGAAAAAGCGACAACCTACGCCGTGAAAAAGAAGAACAGAGTCAGGGCAATCAAGGTCCACAATGTCGAGGAGGAGGCACAGGATCACGCCGAAAGATTAGGAGAAGCGCACTTTGTCGAAAAGCGTGTGGGTGAGAGCACCCGCTGCACGCAGAACTGGTGTCGTGTGAATAGGTGGTGCTCACAATGGAAGGAGGCCAACAATGGCTAAGAAAAAAAGTGCAGACTTGAAAAGCATGTTGTACCAAGTGAAGTCCAAGATCGCGGGAGTAGATGAAGAGTTTTTCCAGCGACGTAGCCGTCGCGCTGAGGTCATGCGGACGCTGGACAAGATGGAGGTCAATCAAGTCGCGATCATTGCTATCAACGACCGCACTTACTTTTATCAGTGGAAGAAAGCTAATCCAAAAAAAGACGCGATGTCTAATACGAAAGACGGCGTGCTCCTCGTCAAGAGGACGGCATGATTGAAGATCCAACTTTTGCTGTAAAGATGCTGGGTATCTGGCAAATGAGCGAGATACCCAACCTCAAGGCAAGATTTGAAAACGATCAGGTGGTTTTCTCGTGGGGCAACGACAGACTAATCACGTCGCTGCCCCGACATTTAATCGAGCAACTTGAACCAATCGAAATCTTGCAGTTGCTAGAGCGACATCTTTCGGTCGAGGGCGCGCCCGTCAGACAGTGGCGCAATGATTTTCGACACTTCACCAAGAATCCTTTGGAGTGAACATGACAACATATGGAGAAGTGTGGACGACGTTGTCAGCAATCAACGTCAACGAACACACAGAAAAAAAGAACGGTCTGACCTACCTGTCGTGGGCGTGGGCGTGGGCAACGCTCATGCGCGAGTACCCGGAGGCGACGTACTCGTTTGGCGACAACGAGGTGCTATCAGATGACACCGTTATTACACATTGCACGATCAATATAGGAGAGCTTGAGCGCAGCATGTGGTTAGCCGTTATGAGTGGCTACAAGAATGCACCAGTGGAAAACCCTTCAGCGACACAAGTCGCCAACACACGGATGCGGTGCCTCACCAAGTGTATGGCAATGTTTGGGTTGGGCCACTATATATATGCAGGTGAGGATCTCCCCGAGGACGATGAGCCTAAGCAAAAAGCCAAAGCCAAACCCAAGCCCGTGGAGGAGAAGACTCAAGCTCTGCAGCAAGGGATCTTTCAGGACTTTGAGAAAAGTCTAGCCAACATGGTCGAAGGCGACGGCGAATGGGATGAAAAGTTTTGCACTGACGTGTGCGAACTGGTTATCAACATCGCCAAGCTGACACCGCTTGAAGGACTCAAGAGCCTGCATGTCGAGAACAAGGCTAATCTCGACAAGATCAAAGAACTGTACCCCAATGTCTACGACGCATACGTCGAAGAACTCAAATCAATTCGTGCAACCAAGCAAGAGGAAGGTAAATGAGCAGAGAAAACGTTGAAACAGGTGAAGCTTTTTATCTGAACAACAATGAGAGGAAGAGTGCAGACAATCACCCGGACTTTGTTGGGCGACTGGTCTTGTCAACCGATGAGCTTCGCGGCCTGATTGAGATCCATGAGCGCGACACTGAGGGCAATCGGGAGCCGTTGCTACAAATTGATTTGTCTGGCTGGAAGGGCACATCGAAGAGGGACGGCACACCATACCTCTACATGCGGCACGAGGTTTACACTGGTCCACGCAAAGCGCCCGGTCCCAAGCAGTCCCGAAAGGACAGCAGCGATTGGATTTGAGATTCACCATTCACACCTTGAGCCACGATCAGGTCATCGACTTGATCAGGCTCTTGGATAAAGTCGACAGCTCACGGACGGATGAAGTTAAGCATTTGTTGAAGAGTGCTGAACTCGGCGTGAAGCTGACCGTGGACAAGGTGAAGCGATCTCGATCACGGCAACAAGAAAATTATTACCGAAAGTGGGTCAATGAGTTTGCGAAATGGTGCGGCCTAACTCCTGACGAAATGCACGAGGAGTTGCTCTGCCGTGCGTATGGCAGCGAGGAAATCAACACGAAGTTTGGTTTTAAGCGGCGACCTATTAAACGGTCCAGCGAGGCCAATCGAGAGAAGTACTCTGAACTTATAGATACACTCATCATCACAGCCGCAGAGATGGGGTTTGCAATCCCCGAACCGAATGACGGGGAATGACGCATTCCAGAAATGGATGGAGATTTTTGAGGGATGGGGCGATGAAAATGAAAGCCTGCGTGTGCGGGAAGCTGATCAAGATCCGAACAAAAGCGTGCAGAGAGTGTCAGCCGAAGCTGAAAAAAAAATCGGGAGACCCCGAGATGTTTGCGGCAGCGCAGCTACAGACTTGGCTGTCGAAACCATGGAAGAAAAAGAGGAAGGCAAAGTGAAAATAGAAAAAGACGTGCCCATGCCAAGCAGGACCGTAAACCTATCTACCACCTATCCGTGGGGTGAGATGGAAATCGGTGACAGTTTCTTTGTTGAAGCGACCGAAGAGATGCCAATGGTTAAGAGGCAGAACAGCATGTTCTCCTCCGTCGCCTACTACAGGCTTGCTCAAAGGCTATCCAAAGATGAATTTGGTATATCAACTCGACGCTGGCCGAAGGGTAGGCCGTATGGCATACGGGTCTGGAGGGTAAAGTGACATGGGATACACCGACGACGGAATAGGTTTCCAAAACCGGGACACCAGCATTGAGGCTGCAATATCTGACAAGAAGGGCAAGCTCTCCCTCCGAGAGCAGGCGTTTCAGGTGATTGACGAGGCAGCATCACCGCTGAGCGCCGACGATGTTGCCAACATTCTCGACCGACCATTCATCAGCATTCGTCCACGGATCACTGAGCTATGCAATCAGAAGAGGATTCAGGACAGTGGGCTGCGAGGTAAAACGCAGTGGGGAAAGAAGTGCATCCTCTGGGAAACTTATGAACGCGGCGACTGGCTTGAATAATGGACGACAAAACGTTAGTCATCATTGATAGCAGAGAGCTTGATGAACTGAAAGAAGCTCTCAACAAAGCGACAAAATCATTCGATGAGTTTGTTGCGGAGTTTCGCCAGTTCAATCAAGTTGTAGCGGACCTATATGACGAGGATTAGGAGGTCTGCAAAGGGGAAGATGTGCGCCCTGCAGATTCACCCATACTGCAACAACAACCCAGAGACCACGGTGCTGGCTCACCTACCAAGTCTGGCGAAGGGAATGGCTATCAAGAGTCCAGACTACTTTGCCGTCTATGCATGCTCAACTTGCCACGATGTCATCGACGGCAGAATGAACACTGATTTACCCAAGGCAGAACTCTTGCGCTGTCAGATGCGAGGACTTGAAAGGACTTGGAGCCAGCTAATCTCTGAAGATCTAATAGTTATTAGCTAGAGGCTTATCCTCTCCATGAGCCTGCCACCAAACGCAGGCAAATCTGCCTGACGTTTTAACTCAGGAACAACTTCCAAGATGTAGTTTGTTTCTTCCCTGACCTGATCAAGCAGTTCTCTTTTTGTTTCGGCATCAAGGTCAGCAGACTCAATTGATTTCCTGTATTTCCTAAGCTTCGACAACTGGTTCGCAATGTAGTTGGTATCTTTATTTAGGTCATACAGGTGACCTTTGGCTTTGATCATAGCCTCCAATTCATCAAGCCGTCCCTCTCTACTCAGCTTGTTGATAGATCCAACAATCTTATTAACCTCTCGGTTAACCCTGTAAAAATCCTCTTGCAGGCCAGAGCCAAACTCTTGTGCAAAGAACCTCTTAATTACTGGATACTCAGTGATCTTCTTAGCAGGCAGAACTGACTCTTTGGTTCCAGTAGCCAAACTAGATTTCATAACATGATCTACGGCATCAAGAACGTAGGCCCCAATGGTTCCAAGATAACCATACATGACATGGTCAACTTTCATGGGGCTAATGTTTAGCTCATTGCCTACGAACTTCGCGACCTCAGATGTCCCCAAATTAGACTGTAGTCCTGCGACAGTATTTTGATCAACGTAATAAGGAACAATGTCTCTACCTGTGTAGAAGTTATGATTCAGTGACGCCTCTATTAAAGGAGCAAACGCCTGAATCCCCAAGGGGTTCACTTCAAACGTATTCAATATAGCTCTTTGGGCGCTCTCCCTTGCCTCCCTTGTAGATGTGTCCCCAACAGTGGCATCTAGGATTCTTTCTGGCAGCGTCTTAAACAAGAGCCCCACTTCAAACGGGATTGGCAGCTTGACCGGCGTTCCTGATGCCGTGGGAATAATAAAGTTTAGGTCTTTGACTTCATCCGACTGGTTCTTGTACTGCTCGTCATCACTGACCAGCATATAGTAAAAGCCAGTCAGGGCCGCAAGCATGCTGCTTCTTACTACTGCAGACTGCATAGCTTGGCTCTTACTGAGAGCCTTGTTCGCCGTATAGTTGCCAGTGTAGGCACGGTAGAACAAATCAAGACCCTGCATTCTGGCATTTAAGAAAGGAATCGCAGCAGTAATAACCCGCATGAGCGGGTTAGTCCCACGCCTTGAGAAGTTAATTACTTCTAATGCCTGAAACGCAGCCTCAGCCTCGTTCCCTGTTCTGGCAAGGACATCCTCGTATACAGCATTCCTTGTGGCAGCATCCGACCTAGTTGTGGCGTTACCAAGAGCGTCCCAGATAGCAGTAAAAGGCTTGAATATTGCCGCGCTACCACCATCGGCATTCATCTTAATGCCTTTCTTCGCGGCTTCTCTCTCCGAGAACTTAACCACATCCTTTGGGTCATTAGTGAAGTCGTATCCACCAACAACTCCAAACCTTTCAAGCTCATCCATGCCGTCAGCAAAACCCTTTAGGGTATCTACGACTGGAGTAAAGCTTGATCCAGATGTTGTCCAAGCCGACAACGTATCCCGAAGCATGTTGACTAACATGAAGCCGGGGTCTCTTGTCACAGTTTCTCGCAACAGATTAGCTGGCATACCCAGATACTTAATCATCGTCTGGGTCAGGTCACCATCCGATAGCGCCTGCATTGACTCATAAACCAGCGGGTCAGCAATAATGTATTCCAGAGTCTTTCCATCAACTCGGAACTTAACTGTCGGCAATCCAGATCTGCCGCGAGGCGCTTCTCTGGCGAGGCCAAGCTTCACCATGTCTCTGGTTATTCTTTGCTGGGCAACATTCTTCATGCCCATCTCAATAGCCATTGAGAGGTTTCTGGTTATTGCCTCCATGAGAGGAACGTTGATCGCTTTCTCGCCGCCTGTTAACTCCTTGAACTCTGCGGCTGCTGTAAGGCCAGAAAATATTTTAGGGTATCTCCCGCCTAACTCTTGCCCTTCTGCCTGCTTATAGAACGGCACATAGTCAGACATATCCCGCCAATCTTCTGCGGTCTGCTCATCCAACACGCCTGTGTTTCTCAGGAACTCAATCGTGTTGTTGTTGTATGCCTGCCAAGCGGAATACCATTCTTTAACTATTGATTCCCCAGTCTCAGGATTAACGTAGCGATCAACGATCTCATTGATCTGATCTAAGTCACCTTCTTCTACCGGAGTGCGTATCCCTTTCGCCCGAAGCCTTTCGGCACGCATAGAGATTGCATATGCCTGAGCTATCTCTTCAAGAGATTTACCGTATTGGTTATCAAATAGGGGTGCCATAACCTCAAGCAAGCCACGATACGACTTGCCGTTATGCACAAATTCTTGAACCTTGGTTACGCCCCCTTCATAGCTAATAGCTCCAGACTTAATTGCCGAGGCGAGGATTCCTTTAGACCTGTCTGCCATCAGGGCGGCAGCAATACTACTAGTGTCTGCAAGATTTCCACGAAGCTGAGGAACTTGATTCAGTTTTTCAAGACGAGCGTACCTGTTTATAAATCCTTGCTTAGCTTTGCCAAGGAAATAACTAAGCTTGCTGTCACCCGTAACAGACATATACGTCTGCCCCGGCGTCTCATTCTCTGGGGGAGACGTAACGATGCCGGATATTAAAGACTGCTCTTCAGGATCTAGGTCGGGAGTATTTGCCCTTGAATACCTATCAAGGGGGACCGGGTCTGCGTAGTCAGATTGATCGGGATTTTGAGCAACGTACTGAGATTCTGGTGCAGCAGTAAAACTATATCTGGGCATGGTGCCTGATGAGGCATCAAGCGCAGATAACTCATTCTGCTCTACTGCGTAGTTAGCCTGAGAGGCGCTGATAGAGAATCTGTTGGCAAGTAAAGAGTATTCATCGCCAACAGGTTCTATCTTTACTTCTCTGCCTTCTTGATCTAGGTCGGGTCGGGGTCTTTCTTTTTCTTTCGGATCGAATCCGAACCTTTTGACTGTCGCTGTGTAGTGGTCCCAGAACGGTTTGTAAAGCGTATCATCGAGCCTGCCGAGTATATCGGATGATCCGGGGACAGTTCCTTCACTCCCAATCTGCTTAATATTTCTCTTGTAGTCTTTCGACTCAAAATAATCACCCTCTTGGTAGAAAGCCCCCATGTTGAGGCCAATACTTTCTGGAATCTTACTCCTGAGAGACTCAATAAACTCAGGAAGCATTTGCTTTTCGTTGTATGTTATCTTTTCATCGTAGACTCTGCCGTCTATAAAGGCAATTACATCTGGCGTGACCTGAGTAAAGTTTAGACCGTACTCATCTTTTTCTGGGTTTACTGCCTCAGAAATTATCGCCAAATCTTCTACTTCAAAATTGCTGCCATCTTCTTTTTGAAAGGCAACACCGACCTGCGACCCTGATCCAAAAGCAGGAGTTGCCATGATTGCGGCGTCTTGCAATAAGGCATCGCCTAAAATATTAGAAACGAAGGATGCTTGCCGAGGAGTGCCACCAATTAAGCGAACGGTGATATTTGGTTCCAACCCCTCATAAGTACCAAACCCAACTTGAATCTCATGCGGCAAACCAAGCTCTCGGATAAATGGAATCTGCCCGTCATCATCTGTGATGACATCAACTGCATCACGATTAAACTCAATGACATCCGCAAGCTCTGTCTCATTCGGAAACCCATAACCTCTTTTGTTACCGGGATTTGCTGAGAACACCGATTTAGGCGCACGCAACCTAGCAACTTCTAACAAATCTTCATTCTGCAAAGTATTTGAAAACGCTACTGACTTTGTTGCAATCTTGTTTGCAGCCTTGACCGGACTTAGAAGGGGTTCAGTAAGCGGCCTGTCTTTCGTGAGGTATCCAGCCTTCTCTAAGCTCAAAAGCTGTTCTATCTCTGGTTGAGATTTGCTTCTTGAAGACTCCCATGTTCCCGGGCTTCCACCTTTCTTTGGGCTAAGATTTTTCTTGGCATAAAACCACAAAGCTGCCTGCATTTGATTTGGAGTTAAGTCAAATTCCTCAGCAAGCTTACTCGTTAAGAACTGAGCGTAACGATAATTTGTATCCGTAGGAATTTTAGAGTCATCAACTACGTTGCCGGTCTTAGGGTCAACCTTCTTTCTTTTGAACCCAAAGACCCTAGCCATGTGTACGTCTTGAACGCTGAAAGGATTAAATATATTGGCCGCTCTGTCTTGAATCATCTGCATATAAGTGGATGTCTTTAATCCAGCATCAGCAAACCCTTCGTTGTACAGTCTGACGATCCTATTTATTTGATCGCCACTGATTTTCAGCTTGCTTCCACCCGGCCTCCTTCCATTACGCAAGGCAGATATAAATTCATTTTTTTGTTTTACCGGGTTGAAGGCTCTTGCTACTGCCATGATGTGCAGCGTTTCGGCAAGGTTTTGTTCTGGAGAATTTTGCTGAGATGTGATTCCAAATATCACAGACGCTTCTGCCATATTGGCGTCACCGACAATACTCAGAATCCCCTTCCCAAAATCATCGTACCACTTAAGGTTATTGCTGCTTTCTAAACCGATCCTCGCCATTTTTCGTAGCTCGGACATAGATGTCGGCCTTACATCCGCATCTAACTTATTCTTTAAGCGTCTCCCGCTACGGGTTTTCTTTGTTCGGGGAGCAGGGGCACCCGAAATCTTTCCTAGTTGATTAGATGTTGGAGAGCTATGTTTAGAAAGCAAATCAATAAGAGCCTGTTCAACAGGCCCAATGGGAAGGACAGGAGCAGGTTCTTCAGGAAGAGGAACTCTAGTCTTTATTTCCCTTACACTTGCCTTATCAGCTACCGCAGTCTCTTGCTCATCATCTTGAGCCTGCCGGTTGGGATCATAAAAGTCTGGCTGAGCGCCGGACGGACCACGGGCAGCAGCCCCCTGAATCCTTTCTCTTAACTCGGCCTCTTGCTCTGCATCCCTGAACGTTCTTATTACTCCGGTACGGGTCGTCCGAGTCGCTGTAGAGGTAGGTGTAGGAGCGTAAACAGTCGTAGAAGTTGTCTCTCCGCGCTCACGGCCACCAATCTCACCTGACTCAATACTTTCAACGATTCCACTAAAGCTCTGGAAGCCATTAAGCCGAAGGAAATTACGAAGCCTCTCAAAGAAATCAGATATTCTGTTCAGCAGATTCTTTGGTTTGCCCGATACAACTGAGGAATCTTTTCTGGCGTCTTTGGTTAATTCAGCAACGGCCTCTTCGATCTGAACAGAGGGAAGACTCCCACTGTAGTCTTTGCGAGCTTGATCTAAATAGGTGACTCCGTTGCTGTTCTTTCGCTTGGCAACGATTCCCGACAAAAGCTTCCACTCTTTATCAGTAAACAGATCAAGCTCTCGCATTGCATGGATCTGTTCATGATTAATAATGCCGATCAAATAATCTTGCTGCTGCTCAGGCGTCATGCCTGCAGGAAGACGATCTATCGCTGCAAATATTTGACCAACATACGGAGAATAGAATCCCTCTACTGACTGATCAGGAGATGTCTCTACAACAATATCGCTGTCGCCACCCAAAAAGATGGTTGAGTCCGGGTCATCCCCCGGAAGCCTCCTTCTAACTCCGTAGACAATCTCCCCTTCAGCGTTCCTGAGAGCATTATTTAATGCGCGTCCAATATTTACGCCGACATCTTTCAGGCCAACCTTATCCATAGCCGCTTCAGCAGCAGCTTGAAGCTTTACCTGAAAATCATCTGGCCCGGGCAGGGCAAGTACAGGAGTCTCGACCTCCTCCTGAATCTGTTCGTCTTTCCTGAATGATCCCTGACTCTCTAAGTCAGACATCAATGCGTCAAGCTTCCTTTGCCCCCGCTCTGTGGAAGTATCTATCCCTACTTCAGAGGCAATGTAATCTTTTATTGATCCCTCGGCTGGGGAAATCTTGGCCGACTCAACGCCCTGCTGGAACTGCGCTCTGGAATAAGGCTTTAGTTTGAGATCTACAAGGTTTGTAGGAGAGTCAAACCTCGGAAGAGACCTCAGCTTTTGATAGAAAACCTTAAGCTCAGCAGGAGAAAAATCTGAAATCTTTTTCCTGCCCTTTGCCGAGACGCCAGTAAATAGTTCGGCCAGAGTCCTGACTTCAGGAGAACCTATTGGAGACGAAATATTCTTGCTTCTCAGCAGGCTTTGAACTAGAGAAATGTTTACTTCTTTTTCTGAAAAAACAGACTCGTCAACAAGGCCAATGTCTTTGTTCTTATTGAGAACGTTGGCATACTTACGGGCCTCGCCCATAGTTACCAACTTGATCTTAGAGGGAGCCCTTTTGCCAGCTTCTCTTGCCTGCTGCTTTTCTAGCGCAGTTGCTGGCCTTGAATTGATAACCTCTCCAGAAGAACTAACAACTACAAAGTTACCTTTGTTTCTGCCCTTCTTGAGCTTCCTTGTTGTGTACGTCTCTGTTTCAATCTCGCTGGGTTTGTCAGCAAGCTTTCCGAAGTTCTTTCCAAGAACTGACTTAGCCTCTTGAACAGTAAACGTTGTTGTCTCTGGTAGACCTTGCTGAAGACGCTTAGCATTTATCCTCTGGGCAGCAGTCATTTTGCGGGGAGACGTGCCCAGAGCAATCATCTCTTTTAAGACGCTTTTACCATTGGCGTCATAATTGTTTTCGCTGAACCCCTCAGCAATTGTCGTACCTGCCGCACTGTTAACTTCAGCTATGGTGTATGTGTTTTCATCTGGATGAAGCGCCCTGAAACCATAGAGCATCATTGTTCTGGTGGCTTCTGGAGACAGGGACTGATCAGAAATATCCAGAATTGTTACCAATCCATTGATAATATTCCTGTCTATGATCTCGTCGTTTAGAACCCCGGCGAGCTTTACTGCCTCCTCATAAGAGGGAAGATTTGTTCCGTAGTTGTCTCCCTTGGAATCAACTACCCTGAACTGAGGCATCCCGTTTCTATCAAGACCCTCTTGCTTTACAGAAAAGCTACCGGGTTCAAAGTCAAAGTTATCGCCCATCGTTCTGGCGATATGCCGACCATAGGCAGCGGTCTCGTCTGTAGGTCTTGCCTCAACGAACGATTCCGGGGGTGCCTGAATCTCATTAATCGAGAGGTCTAACTGAGGATTTTGAACCCCATCAACAGACAATACCTTTTCGACAAACGTGCCATCTTCTTCCGGGGCTAGGATGTACTTAACTTCTTTAGACTCCCCCTTCGATCTAAGAGTCTTTGTACGCTCCTCTGCTTGGAAGGAGTTGCCTTCCATGTCGGTAGCCAGAACTATTCTGTTGGGGGCTCCAAGCCCTGTAGGGCCGATCTGATCTGGATCAGGGGGGAGTATCTGAGAAGGGTCTACCCGCGCACCTACTTCCGGCTCAACTCTCGGCTCTGCTTGAGCAGCCTGAGCAGACTGAGCCGCAGTCAATTTCTGGGCAGAATCTTCTATTAACTTGCTTCTTCTTGCCCTTGCCTCCCTTTCTTTCTCTAGCGTTATCTCGCCTTCAAGATTCTTTCTTCTTCCAGCAACAGCATTAAGTACCAGATCCGCACTCGTACCTATTGCGCCACCAACAGTAAAGTCATCAAGTAGAGATTCATTGCTTGGCAGGTTTTCGTTATAGATGCCTCGCTCAATGGCATCCTGAGCAATGCTTGCAACAACTTCCTGAGTCCCTTCTGCCGCACCTGTCAGCAACGCACCCTTAAGTTGGTCAGATAAATTCTTCCTAAACTGAGCATCTGCTGTCTTAGAGACTCGACTAAGCAACCTGTTTACAGGGGCAAGCTCTGACAAACCAACAACTGCGCCCCCTAATATTGCTAGATCCTCTTCACCTTGAGATACATCAAGTCCTCGATCTTTTGCAGCCTGCACTCGTTGTGCCTGCTCTCCAGACCCAGTGCCAACAGCTAAAGTTCCTGTTACTGCAGCCTCTGTAGCACCCATCCCACCCAGCTTGGGGACTACTTTCCCGGCCAAGCCAGCAATTCTTAGGGCCCCCGCAGGAGTGAAGAACGAAGCAAACGATCCGATGCCTTCACCAAACTTGGTCGTCCAAGTATCGTTGTAGGCAACATCTGATCCAAGCTGTTCATTGATAAAGTTGCGTCCCTCTCGGGAAGCTCTTACAAGTTCATTCTCCTCACCGGAATCAATGAGGTCATCCATGCCGACAGCGTTGGTCGCGGCATCAGCTAACTCAGCGATACCTTCGCCTGCTGTTAAGAATGAGTTGGCAAATCCTCTAGGGACGCCTTTAAGAAACTCTGTCGCTTGACCAGATACCGTCCTTTGCTCAGCAAAGAAGTCTTCAAAATCTGACGCTGAAGCAATGTTGTTCTTTATGGACACCCTCGCAAGTTCATCGCGAGAAATATCATCTGGAACATTCGTAACCAGAACACCATTCGGAAGCCTGACATCCATCGAGGATTATCCTAACTGGTCAAAAGTAACCACGGCCTGTTACTGCAGGTCGAGGTCCATAAAATTTTTGACTGCATTCCCGCCACCGCCACGATCTCCCGACATTGTCACTACGCTGGCCATATCCGAAAGAGGTACTTTTGCCGCCTCAGCATATCGACGGATTAAAACTTCTCGGTAATTATCTATTGAGCCGTGTTTTTCTACAATTTCCAGCCTAGCCCTAGGATCTAAGTTTGCAATCTGATCATTAACCGCCTCTAAAATTTCCAGCGGAGTGGTGCTGGCCAAAGCCTCATACCTAGCAGCCTGAGCAGACGTTAGCTTTTCTCTGAGGTCTAAGAGCTTTTCAGATTGCCTTTGTTTCAAGGCAGCTTCTCCTGCCTTAGCTATACCGCCAGCTACATCTCCCTCAGCTATGCCCTTGCCAAGCTGCATTAAAGCCAACGCGGCTGCATCATCCATCCCGGATATGCCTTCCTTAATACCCGCCAACAAACCTTTTGGCTTCCTTGCAATAGGCTCAAGATTTCTAGACTCAGAACCAATTTCCTTCGTGGGAGTAGGTTTTGGCGCCTTTGCGACCGAAGCAGGAGGCTGCTGTGTAACGGGCTCCTTGTCCTGTTGATTGGCTTTTTCAACACTTTCTATTGCAGCCTGATCTGAAGCATCGGACGGAAGCCAAGTATCTTTGTCCCCAAGGTACGGCGTTATGTTGCCCGTCTTACTATCCATAAGGTTGCGGAGTGCAGGTATAAGCACTGGCTCCCTTTGTGGTCGCTCTTCAGCATAGCGAAGTACCTTATCAATAAGACTTTCAATACCTTGCCTAGCATCGTCCCCAAGGGATGGCGCTAGGTTGCCCCCTTGCTCATGCTCAATCAAACGAAATTGCTCTAAGTTTTTTGGGTTCATTGCAGGACGCGGCTCACGTATATTTGCGTCCCTAAACTCCCCGATAACATTCGCCGGATCTACAGGCAGACCTTCCCTCTTAACCTCTTGATCTGCCAAGGCAGGGTTTATCTGCCGCAGCAATTCATCAAGACTTCTATTGTCTCGCTTCCCGGTAACGACTGTTTCAGGAATCTGCATATCAGGAACAGGAAGCTGCTGGGGCGGTTGTGGTCTAGGCCCCTGAATCCTCAAGTCTGAGGGAGGATTAATAATTTGCATTTCAGGATTAATCGAAGGCGCAGAGTAGTTTGAATACTCGGGGCCAAATACATATGCGTCTTGATCTGGAGCCCCCGCGCCAGCCAAATCTGGGAAAGTCTCTCTCAAAAGATCGTCAAGATTTCCAACGTCTCTCTTTCCCTTAACGACTGTCTCTGGAATGCGAGTAGGACTGGCGGCAGTTTGATTTTGTCCAAAATCCACAGATTCAATAGGAAGATTTATTTGAGGAAGAGAAGTTGAAAGCTCTGGAACAACGGAGTTAATTAGCTCATTGAAACTTCTGTCTCCAACAATTGACTGTGGGTCAGCCTTTTCTGCGTCAGCTTTAACCGCATTAGGCAGACCACGATTACCAGAAGCCATATTTACTAACTGCTCCCGCCTTCTTGCATCCTTATACGGATTGTCATCTGGAACAGGATCGGGCGTGTACGCCAAGGCCGGGGCATTGGGATTGATGTTTAACTCTGGAGACTTTTCCCTTAAAGAAGCAATCTGAGCCAATACCTCTTGAGGACTGATCTCTGTTCTTGACTCCAGCATGGCCATAGGCGATAGGAGTCTGGCTCTAAGCTCTGGATCTTGAAGATCAATTTCTTCTGACGGGCCTATTCCTGCCTGACCTGACACAAAGTCTATGTATTCTTGTGTCGGGTTATCGTCAGAAGGAGGGGCGTACCTAGATATTACGTCCTCGATTGTGTCGATTCCGTAATCTCTACCATAGGTGCCAAGAACTTTGTCTGCTGCGCGAACGCCATACCTCGGGTCTTCAAATTTTATAAAAGAATCTTCTTCACCCACGTCACCCTCAAACCCTTGCCCATACTGCCTGACATTTAAGGGGTTATTTATTCTTTGTCCAATAATTGACGTAGACTGAGGAACGGCACCGGGCGGGTAGGTCGCTTGCCTACCACTTTGCATACGAACAACACCCCCAGCGGCCATACCTTGCGGGGGCATTGGCCCTTGCGGCCCCGGAGGCATTGGCATCGGCTGCTGCGGAGGCATCCCCATAGGGGGCATCCCTCCCGGTTGAGGCGGCATAGCTCCCGGAGGCATTCCCCCGGGTTGAGGCGGCATTCCTCCCGGTTGTGGTGGCATCCCTCCCGGCTGAGGCGGCTGCTGCTGTTGAGGCTGTTGATCCCCCATAGCCGCTATGCCACTAAGTATTTGATCCTTAACAGTGTCTTGCGGCGTTTCTTGGTTCTCAGCAGAAAACCTTTTCCTCATGTCTTGTCGTCTTTGTATTTCAGAAACGACCAGATACTGAGGGAGCTGCCCAGAAGGCTGCTGAGCCTCCTTCATTAAAGCCTGATCAGGCAATCCTTTTATAAGGTCTTCTTGCTCAAATATATTCATTAACCAGCCCCACTCAGCGCCCTATAAAGGCCAACGCCACCTATGCCTGCACCTAAAGCCTGAGACGCAGGACTTGCTGTGGGGCCATATGCAGCCCTAGTTTGCCCCGGCTCAACAGGCAGACCCCTGAGAATGTTACTGAAGAATGACAATTGCTCTCTCGGGAATGCCTGCTGTCTCAGGAAATCTTGATAACCCATGTCCATGCCACGCTGGTTCATCCCTCGCTGGATCTCCCCCGCTGCTTGCAGGTTACGCAACCTTTCATAGGCCATTGCTTGCTCTTGCTCACCTAAGCCGCCAAGCATTCCGGCAGCACGAAGCTGTTGGTCTCTGGTTGCTTGGTCAGCACTAAGGCCAGCAAGACCAAGTCGGGCTCCGGTTTCAGCAGAACTAACATTGAACTTATCAGCAGACATCCGCATTTCATTTGCTGCCTGACGTGCCCTGTCTTCCTGTTGTTGGGCAGTAAGACCTAAACGTGCAGCCTCCTGTCTGGCATTTTCTGCAGCCTGATAAACGTTTGTTTCTTCTCGTTGCTGGGCAAGTCTGAGTTCTTCGTTCTGGGCAAACTGCCTTTGACTGAACTCTTCTGCTGCCCTGTTAGCTGAATCCTCTTGCTCTTGAGCAGTAAGCCCAAGCCTCGCAGCTTCCTGTCGAGCATCTTCCTGTATCTGGAATCTTTGTTGCTCAAACTGTTGATACTGCTGACGCCCTTCTTCAGTAATCTGGAAAGCAGATTGCTTATATTGCTCAGCGGCCTGCCTTGAAGCTTGCTCTTGCTCTTGCTCGCTAAGCCCAAGCCTTGCCGCTTCTTGCCTCGCCTCTTCTCCAGCGTTAAAGGCCGATTGTTGAAATTGCTCTTGCGTTTGTCGCCCAGCTTCAGTTTGCTGGAAAGCCGCCTGCCTGAACTCTTCCTGAGCCCTGCGCCCTGCTTCTTCCTGCTCTTGCGCGTTCAACCCTAAGCGAGCAGCTTCTTGTTTTGCTTGCTCTCCAGCATTGAATGCATCCAAGTCAATTCTTTCTTGCTCTACCTGAGCTGTAAGCTGTTGACCTTCTGCGCTCTGCCTGAATTGCTCTTGAGCCTGCCGAGCCGCGTCTGCTTGTTCCTGAGCACTTAATCCTAAATCAGCAGCCCGTTGGCGAGCACCTTCTCCAGCCTCGTAGGACCGGATTGCCATGTTCTGCTGCTCTTGCCTAGCTTGCTCAGATGTCTGAAAAGCAGATTGCCTTAATCCTTCTGCCTCTCTTTTTGCCTGATCCTGAGCTTGAGCCTTGCTGAGCCCAAAGTCAGATTCTTGCAGCCTAGCCGCCCTGTCCGCTTCAAACGTCTGAAGGGCCTGCTGATAAGCTGCCTGACCGCCTCTTGTCTGTATATCGGATAGCTGCTCACCAAGATTTCTTTCCCTTTCCGACTGCATGATGGCTTCTCTGTAACCACCTAAGCCACCAGCAGATGCTGCCTGTTGAGATATTTGGCTCCCAGTAATATCAGACTGGCGACGAGCCTCTCTCTTTTCTATATCCGTAACCAACTGCTGGTACGGATTCATGTATTTTTCTAACGTTTCAGCATCAGCAACCGTGCCAGCTTCAAAGTCTTTGACGGGGCCAAGGTCACCTGCATACTTGCTTTCTAACTCTTTAGCCGTGTAATCCTGACCAAGATCCTTTGCAACGTATCCCGGGTCAAAAGTGCCAGCTTTGTATTCAGAGTCACCCGGCGTATCTATTGTTCCGGCGGAAAATTCTCCCGCCTCGTAGCCAGAATCAATGGGGCCAGCCCGATACCGGGAAAATAAATTCCGTGCCCGATACGTTGGATCTCTTTGCTGGGCCTCGTAGTCCATAGAAAAATCTGCGGGACGGAGATCACTAGTAAGTGTCCCGGGGCGATAAGACTGACCAACCCTGCCAGCTTCGTACCCTGAATCAAACTCAGCAGGGTCATAGCCAGACTGCCGCTGATCCGCTTCGTATCCCTGACCCAACCTTCCAGCAGCATATCCCGGATCAAAAGTACCAGCTTGATAATCTGAACGAATCTGTTGGGGATCAAACCCACCAGCAATGTTCATCCCCATATTGCTGTCTTGGTAACCTATTTGAGACGCAATATCTGAGGCCATTCCTAATTGAGACGGTGCCCCTGCAGCGGCCATGTCATACATGCCCCGCATGCCCATCTGCTCATAGGGCGTAAAGTCAGCAATTCTTTGCCCCGGGTACGCTTCATAAGGCCGAGTAGTCTCATAGACTGTACGACCTAACATGTCCTCAAAATACGGACGAGCGTATTCCGGGAGATTTGTGGTTATCTGAGTAACTTCTGATGGACCGCTGCTGCCGCCTTTACTCATTGGTCAAACCTCTTCTCATAAACGACATAAGCCCTGTCGTAATCATCTTGCTTAAGCCATTGCCAGAAACCCATTCTGGCGGTGGCCTCAATACCTTGGCAATCATTGTCCTTTGCCCAGCTATCAAATCTGTCAAGAATGTCCCAGACCCAATCGTTAAAATTATCGCCGCCTAAAAACTGGATCGCGAGCATTCTCTTGTGTGGGTAATCAACAAGCTCTGTTGTCCCAACACCTTCAATCTCTTTGTCTTTGTTGAATGCAACCCAAAGATGCTGATGTCCATTCAGGATGGCAGAGTACAAAACCTCCATACTCCACCTACCATTCGACCTTGCTACCGCCCTAGCTAATTGCTCCCGCACATCAGGCCACAAGGTATTTAAGTAATTACTGGGGACAAGCGCAATTGTGTGAGTTTGCTCTCCCCTTTCCGAGCGGGGCCTAACTTTTGGCTCCCTTGATATGTCCCTAATGTGTAAAAGATCAGCAGCTTTTACTGGTTCATTCATGCTGGCATTGCTCCCCCGGAACGCATGGGCTGAGGTTGCCTCATGGTTCCAGTCCTTTCCATCCTGACTCGATCTAACATCCCATCAAGCTCTTGAACTCCAGCATCTGTGCTGCCGTCTCCAATACCGGAAACAACGTCAGCAGGAACAATGTACTCGCCGGGGCTAACAGCAACCGGCTGATCTGCGCCAATCATTCCCGGGATACGATCATCCATTCCGCCACCGGAGCCAACAATTTCTCCCTCAGTCTGAGCGTTTGGAACTATCTCCTGCAACACCTTTTCCCGCAGAATCTGGAATGCTTCAGGACCAAACTCATCAACAAAGTTAGCAATTACGACTTCAGCTTCTTCTTCAGGGAGACGGCCAGAGATCGCCATAACTGCTCGCTCAATTAGCAACTGACCATTAGCCTCCATTGTATCGTTCATAGCGAAGTCAGAAGTATCACCTCCTGCCCTCATTCCCGGTCCTGAAGATCCGTCGAATACTGGCACAGACCCTGTGCTGCCCATTATTTCGCGTAAAATATTTATTTCAGCCTGCTGCTCCGGGGTCAATTCCCCTGTAGGAATGTCTGTTATTCCTCCACCAGTTGCCGGATCTGATGCAGGCGGCGGGGTTGTTATTGGATTGTTCATGTCCAGAATTGCCCTCTCCACAAGAGCAGGATCTGAACCGGGATCAATCGTTTCATCCATTCGGGACTCGGCAGTAAAATCTCCCACCCCGGAATCTTCAGTGCGGAGACTTGTTATCCCTCCAGTAGTTCCTGTGCCATTTGTCTTTGGAATACCCTCAAACCCCGGGCCTCCCCCCATGTCGATAGCGCCATCTCCTGCATTTTCAGGAGGAAGATCGCCTGCATCTGCCGGGGGATAATTACCGCCGGTAAAAGGAGGGGGCTCAGCCGGGGAAGGTGACCTGAAGTATGAGATCTCGGCATCAAACCCCGGGCGATAACCGGCCAGCTCTTCCCGGCTTATTATTTCTGAGCCACGAATGCCTGCTTGTCTTGCCGCAGCATCAGCCCCTCGCTGATATGCGTCATTAGCCCCATTGCCTGTAACCGCACGAGCGCCTTGGGTGAGAATACCGCCGTCTGCTGATGCATCAATTGCCCCTGCAGCCGCATCCCGACTCTCAGCCGTGGGGTTAGAAGATGTTATTCCCGAATCACCATACCGATATGTCGTTCCACCTACGTTAATTGAAGCGTTTGGGTTGTTTCTTAGCAAACTGCTAATGCCCCTCTGGTTAGGATTGAACTCGCCACCGTTATTCATCCTTACGACAGACTGACCTTTAATCATGTCTTGCAGGCCATTGAGGCTTCTTCCGTAATGGGCAGGATCTATAGAGGTAACACCGCCCCCTGCCGCCACCTTACGAGGAATTTTGTATCCCGGGTAATCCCTTTCAAGCTGCTCAAAAGAGCGATTCATGATGCCAACGTTTCTTAAATAATCTTCCTCACGCTCTCGCTCAAAGCGTCGGCCTTCCTCCTCAAATTCCTCTTGAGCAGTTAACGCAGCCTTCTGACCTTCACCTACACCAATAGCCGCTAATGAGCTGGGCTTAACCAATGCTTTTCCAAACGCGCCCGGTTCCTTAAAGGGAGCGGTGAATCGGTCTCCAATGCTTTGCTGTCCTCTCAAGTCACCTAAAGTATTTTCTAGAGTAGAAACCCTTGTGTTTGCACCCGTCTGAGTTAGACGGGCCGCAGCATCTGCCTGTTTAGCAGCGTCCAACGCACCAGAAGCAACATCAGGGGTAGCCTGCAAAGCTGTGAGGTCTGCTCCCGCAGTAGCGGCACTTACTCCTGCTTCAGAAGCTGCCGTTTGAGCAGCGTCAAGAGCCGCAGATGTATCTCCTATCGCTGGATTAAGAGCGTCTCCTGCAGCACCCAAAACTTGGCCAAGACCAAAGCCCGTAATGCCAGACAACAGACCCTTCTTGATGTCGCCAGTCATAGCCGTCGTCATAAGACCCGACCCGATGGCAGAAGCCAACGCTGTCTTCCCGGCCAAGGCAGGAATCATTGCAGGCAACACAGACGATCCAAGCATGCTGCCTAGTATTGGGGCTAGGAATGGTAAGAAAGCTTCAGGCTGTCCCGTTATCGGGTTGGTCGTCAGAGATCCTGTAGGAGACAAGGCGGCAATTCCCTGAACCTCTACAGGGTTCATATGCACAAGCATTGAATCGCCATAGCGTCCATGCTGTGCCATCTGGTCCATAAAAGGCTTTGCTGGATATTGGTTCATAACTAACTTGTCTCTACGCCGAATAGGTTAAAGCTGACATTAGCCGCGCTTGAATAAACTTTTACCACGTCCTTCTGACCCAAGCACAAGCCAATCACCACGGTTCTTGTTGTGGTAGCTGCCAAGTCTTCGTCATAAAAAATAAACTGCTTATCATCTGCTGAGGCATTGTTAACGTGTACGCTCACCCGGAACGTAATTCCAGATCCGCCTCTGTTGCATACAACAAGAGAACTGCAGGTAGTCTGAGTAAGGTCCGGGACTGAATACAAAGTAGTTATAGTGGTCGCGCTTACATCGACCTGCCCGAGAACCTTGATTACATCAGCCACCTGATGCCCCCATTAAAAGAAACTGGAATCGACGCATTGCCAAGGAACCGGGCTTATCGCCCTGCGTCTTCGCAAGCTCTATGTCATTTTCCAATGTCTGAAAAGTAAATTCTATCGTCCTTCTGGTGACCGCCTCATTCTCTTCAGCATACTCTTGAGAAGGCGATGGCAAAGGAATTGTTCTTCTGGTTGCCATCAGCGTCTCCCGTCAGGCCGCATATCAAATCTAAGAGCACCAAGCCTCCAGCCATACCCAGCCCCGGAGCTTTCCACCCGAACGATTGAATGTCTTGCTCTGTTCCTGACATAAGATTGGGTGCTGCTTGGCGTTATGGTTGACGTTGATAACGTGGCCTCAGTCTCAAGCGGGAAGTCGCTGCCCTTAATGACTATGTTTGCGGAAGCATCTGTCTGGCTTCCGTTAAATGTAAAGTCAGGAACGATCCTGCTCATAAACATAAAGAACTCACCCTCAGCCAACTCCAGATCACCTGACTCAATGAATGCAGTCATGGCTTCTCCGTCCGCGTCGTAGCCGACTTCATGCTCGTAAAGGTAATTGCTCCCCCCGTCTACCGCTGTAGCAGCCAAAGGATATTGTCTCGTTGTGCCGCCTACCCAAGAGCCCCTAGCTAACGTCCCAACAGACCACAAGTTCTCTTCGTAATTGAACGTCACATAATTAGTGATCTCTGTATTTCCTGACCCCACAGGATAGAACCAACTAACTTCGTTGTAGTCAGTATTTTCTGCAGCAAAGACCTTAAACGCCTGATCTTGATTCAGGTTGGAAAACACATGCTCCTTAACGGAACAGGGCACTGGTTGAACAGAACCGTTGTAAACATAGAAGTTTCTTCTGTCCATGAAATAGACAACACCGCGAGCATTGACGGCGGCATTCGGGGAAATCATGGATACGTCTGAGCTTAAGCGCGTAAATTCAAATATAAACGGAGCGCCAATAAACCTCATGGAATGTAGGCTTACGTCAGTCCAAATAAGTATCTCTTGCCTAGTCTGAACGGCCCCAATAATTTCAGAGCCCGAGTTAATTCTCACACCCCCGGCAGTGTTCGTTGCCGTAGGAGTCCAATCAGCAACGTTTTCCTGATCAGAGAATCTTACAAACAAGGGATCTATAGTTGATGACCCAATAGGGTTAACGCCAAAAGCTATAACGTGCTGATCTGTATCCGAAACCATTACCTGAAGGGCAATAGTTGGGACATTTGAAGCTCCACTGAGGCTTGTAATATTGACGGCTCTGGCTCCGGTCCCGCTCGATTCGTCCCAGTAATAAACGCCGCCGCCCCGAACATTGAGGATCAGGTCTTCACCAAAGTTATCTTGGCTCCACAAGCGCAATTGATTTCCTGAAGCTACAGAGCTTGAGCTTCCCCAAGTTCCCGAGCCCCAAGGCTCAGCACCCCAGCCAGTGCCGCTGACAAAAGTATTCAGACCTGTATTGATCTGATAGGCACCAACTACACTAGAACCACCATTGCCAGAATCCGAAGCGTTTGCGGTAACAGAATCTCCGCTCGTATCCTTGGCTTCTATTGTGTATGTGCTGGTCGTCGGGACGGTAGCAATCTGGTATTCCTGATTCAGGACCGCAGCAATGATATTGCCACCCAAAGATGCAGCGTCACTAAATGTGACAAAGTCATCAACAACAGCGCCGTGCGCTGTATCTGTCACAGTTATTGTTGAAGATCCATTTGTTGCCGCAAACGTTACGTCACCCGCCGAAGTCGTAGCCCGAAGCGGAGTTACGTCATTGAAGCCGCTGCCCTCAGCAATATAAAACTTAAGGTTCGTCCCCAAGGCAATATATTTGATTGACTCCAAGGAAGCCCAGTCATGTATTGACCGGCAAATACCTAAGAAGGAATCTTCGGCAAACTTTCGCCAGCCGCCTATTTTTTCAGGGCGACCTTTCCTGAACCGAACCTTATCGGAATCAAACCACCCAGCGTCGGCTGTGTACTCGGTCCCTTCTTTATTGACGCCCGGGGCAAACTGTATCTTTGTTAATGGCATTAACCGCGCCTACTAAAAACCAAGGCCACTGTAACCGCCAAAGGGATCAAAACCGAAGCCCCCGCCCCCGGGTAATCCTATGTTGGGTTGAACAGCAGGTTGTAGGAAAGCAGGTTGCTGAGCGGGAGGTTGCTGCTGAGCAGGATACGCGGCGTTTCCGGGTGCGCGATATGCAGCAGGTTGCTGCTGAGCAGGTTGATATTGACTGGCAAACTGTTGAGGCCCAGCAAACTGTTGCTGCTCATACGAACCCCTGCCTTTACCCGGACCACCCGGACCACCCGGGGGCTGATCGCCCGGAGGCTGATCTTCCGGGGGCTGATCACCCGGGGGCTGATCTACCGGGGGCTGCTGCGGAACATATGGCTGATAATGCGGGGACTGAAAGGTGCCCATGTTCTGTGGAATGCCATAGCCAGCAAACCTATCAGCGGTATTTTGCATTTGCCCGTAACCCGGAGGCATTACCGGCGCGTTATAGCTAGGTGGCGCTGAAAACGGAGGAATCCCTGCATCAGGGTATGAAGGAGAGCTTGGAGGCTGAGGGTAATACCCTCCCGGCTGGGGCATGTTCTGCCTTCCTTTACCGGGCATGGATGGTCCTCTGCCTTTACCGGGACCAGACGGACCTCTGCCTTTACCGGGGCTTGGAAATCCCGGAGACCCTATTGGGCCTCTACCTTTGCCGGGACCAGATGGTCCCCTACCTTTCCCCGGACCACCCGGACCACCCGGGGAGCCCATTATTGGACCCCTGCCTTTTCCCGGGCCAGATGGGCCTCTGCCCCTACCCGGGTCAGGGAAACCCGGCATATAAGGGGGGTCCATAGGCATCGGAAAACCCGGCATGTAAGGAGGGTCCATAGGCACAGGCGTGGGAATACTTGCTACTGGACCCCTGTTACCGCCGCCAAAATCTACCCTATTACCACCTTCGTCAAAGTAACTCCCCCCTGCCATTGGCCCCCTGCCACCCGGCATGGGCATCTCCGGCGGCATGCCCGGTCTCTGACCTATTCGACCCTGATGACCGGGAAGTTGAACTTCTCCCGAGGCAATAGCACCGGAGCCGCGAGGATCAAATGAAGGGGGAGGCTGTCGGAACAGATTTTCCCTGTAGTTCTGGCTCGGTCCACCCTGTCCCGAAAGCATTCTCTGCTGTTCTTGCAAACGCTGAAGTTGGCGCGGATCAAAGGGTGACTGTGGACCCGAAGGCCCAAGCGGTGGCAGCTTATCCATGCCCTGATATAGCGGGTTCCTTCTAGGGGAGTTCGCTGGCACCCTTGCTTCTGCCTCAGCTCGCTGCCGCTGAATTGCGTCCTTAAGATCGCTTGGGACAGGCTGTCCTGTCTTCCGAGCGTTCTCAAGGGCTTCCTGAAGAGCGCTATTGAAGTTGCCCATAGAAGGAGGCACGTTCCCAATATTATCCATGGTCGTCGGCATGGGACTCAGGTCACGCGCAGTGGGCAACAACTGGGGCAGATCCTGTCGACGAGGCGAACCCCCACCTTTCCCCGGAAGAGATCGGCCTCTGCCCTTCCCCGGACCAGATGGGCCTCTGCCCTTCCCCGGACTACGTTGGTATCCCGGAATATTAGGCACTGTCCTTCTTCCGGCAGGAGGACGAGCCATGCGATCTGGAAAGCCCAAGGACCGATTAACCCCGGGCGTCATGTCCCGCCTCGGGTCGTATTGGGCGAAAGGATCGTGCCTCCTTCGCATATAAACCGAGCCTATATCTCCGGGAAACTGAGACATGCTATCTCTCCTGATATTCGCCAGACTCAATCATCTGGCATATTTCTAAGGCTCGATCACCCACTTGGGTTGCCCATTTGCTGTCGTAAAATTCTTTACTGGCCTCAGTATAGTTGCCGTCAGCCATATGGCCTAATGCCTTCACAAACCCACGAAGCCTTGTCTGACCAATATTGAATGACAAATCTATAAGAGCTTCACGCCTTACGCCATCCAAGTCATCAAACCATTCGTATTCAGAAGTAAGCTCCTTACGACAACGACTGACATCATTGTCCAGTAAGAAATCTATCTCTTCTTCGCTAAGACCAAGAGAGCCCTCAGCAAGACACCGCCCAACACCAATTGTAGTCAGACCAAGATGGTCCTCGTAGGCATGGGTCTTTACGCCTTCATGGCGTTTCAACATCTTCTTCAGTCGATAACTCATCTTTATCCAAGTCTCTGTAATACTTAATGATGCTTAGTGCTTGTCTAATGTAACGCTTAACTTCAGCTATGTTTGTACTTAGATTTTCGTAACCTTTTGGGGTTAGTCCGTAATAGGCATCAACTGGCGCATTTCCAGCCTCAAGAGCATCTAAGTATTCCTGCATCGTCTCTGGTGTCAGAACTCGCCACTCAACAAGAAGTGGTGCTATTTGATTAGGCAGCGGCGGATGGTACACCGGGGCAGGTTTTTCAATCGTAATAACCTCGACCTGCTTTACATCGGGAACAGGAGCCGGTCTTACTAATGCACAGCTAGTTAAACTGATCAGGATTAGTAATAGCGGCAAGCTCTTCATTGACCTTTGACGTTCCTTTGTTGATGACCTTTTGAATTAAACCCGGCTTTCTTATCGAGAGCATGTTCAGATTGTGCTTGGCGAAAGTCTTCCTCATGTCAGTTACTTGAGTTTCTGCTGCCCTTGCTGCGTCAGAAAGCTCATTAATCCTTTGAAAGTTTTGCTTTTCTTTTTCTATTCGCTCAAGGATTTCCTCGTTTTGAGAACTGATCGTTCGCTCTAAGACAGCTTGATTGTTTATTGCTACTTGAAGCTCAGTTCTTAAGGAGGCTTTTTCGGCTTCTGCACGGTCGTAATAAACCTTAAAAGAAACCCCGCCCATAACCAGTGCGGCTCCTAAAACCCCAGAAATTTGCCACATTATTTTTTCGCCATATAAGCCGTCGCGCCGAAATAAAGACCAACGACAGATGCTTGAGAAAGGAACAACATGTCACTAAGACTTGCGAGCGTAGCTAGGCGAGCTTCTGGAACAAATGGCATTAGCGGTAAAATAGCAAAGCCGCACATTGAACACATTGCCACCCACGCCATGCGACGTTGAGTATCAGCCTTCTCTTCCCGCATCTCCAGTTCAAGCATGTCTTGCGAACGACGGATCTCGTCATCAGTGACAACTCCATCGCCATCTAAATCAAACTCAGCGTACTGAGATTTAGGCTCCAATTCTTTTGCCATTTATTCGGCTCCGTAAAAGAAAGCAAAAAATATCCAAAGAGAAATCATTGCCATCAAAAAGATGCCCAGCATGATCGAAAATATTTGCCCAATCTCTTTCCAAAATTTAATCCGTCGTTTTCGCTGGGCTTTTATTCGCGCAACTTCTTTTGCCGCATTTTCTTCGGCCTCAGCCATTCTCTTTTTGATCGACTTGTATAAATCTCCTTGGCCCTGCAGCAAGCACACGTCATGCAGCATTCTGTCGTAATTGGCCACTTGACGGGTAACACTCTCAAGTCGAAGAGCTTCTTGATAAGACATTTTCCCAGCGGCCTGAACCTTCTCGCACTCTTTAGCTGCCATTGCAGCTTCAGACCAAGAGCCAAGAATGCTGCCAAGATCCCGGCCATGCCCGTGGGCATCACGAAGACTTTGAATGCCTTCATTGACGGCCTTCAGCGCAGCAAACGCTGCTGTTAACTCCGCAAGCATCAGTCAAACGTCTGTACGTTAGTAGG